TGTCTTGGAGTCTTATCAATCCTAGAACCTTTAAAACGAGGCCGCAATATTTTGGTCTTTCTTTCCACCGAAGGTGCTTTTCCTTGTATATGAAATACCCAACCTGCCATGCAGGGTTTATTATAACCGGGAAAATAAGTTTCAATGATTTTATTGGTCGCATAGATATACCCTAAAATCCCGTCGTGTGGATTAAATTTATCATACTCATCACCGCGAAAAATATGAGTATGTTTATGATCGACGGGACCGATTATTGAACCATTGTCTACGAGCATATCTATGCGGCCAGTTAGAAAACAGTTAATAGTAATTAGAATTCCATTTATCCATATATGGAATTGTCCTAAGAAAACTTCTTTTTCGAAACCGAAAGGAATTTCGCACGCAACAACTCTTAAACGTTGTTGCATGTAAAATGCATAATATTCTATAAGAAGCGCAAGTGCTCCGTTCCATCCTGCGATATCTTCATACTTTGTTTCGCCTTTGTAAGCATCTAAGTTAAACTCTCTCCATTTTTCAGCACCATAAGCAGCGTATGTATTAACATTAACAGGACTGCCATTAGGATCATTTTTTATAGAGTTGTAAAAAAACTCTAAGCAGTAATGCATCCAAGCTCCGAATACCAGACTCCAAGCTTTATGGCCTTTCGGACGGATATTGAGGATATGTTCAAGAACAAACTTAGATTCACAAGTTCGCAAGGTTGATAACATCTGGTGATCCATAAAAAGATCAATAGTGTTAGTCTTACTGTCGTAGACAACCCAATGATATTTTTCTGCCGCTTGGATGGGATTCAATTTAGGCTCCTGTTTTTAAAATCTTAACAAAATTATCAAATATATGTGCTTTCTTTATTATTGTCATTTCTTCAAAATCTTCAAAATATACTTCAAATTCAATATTGAGTTGTTCTTCTAAAACTTTTTGTAATTGTCCAACAGAATGAACCTCAATAGTTCCTCTGTCACATAGAACAGTAAATCTTTCAGGAGATATAGCTTGTATAGAAAGCACTATTTTTTCTCCGTGTTATGCGCCGCAATCATAGCGTCGATTGTTTCTTTCGAAAGTTTTAACTTTTCTAAATCTTTACGCATCTTCTCGTCTTCATTAAGCTTCGCAAATTTTTCATCAACGACTTTGTCAATTTTGTTAAGGATAGAATCTAGAACTTTCTTATCTTGCAAGACCGTAACTACTGAACCTTGTATCTTAAAATCACCTGCGGTCGTTTCTCTCGGAGGAGGTTCGCTTATCTTTGGCGGACGTAAGTCTCTGGTCGTATCAATATTTACCATTGCTACATCGGTCATTAAAATATTTAATGTTAACGGTCCGAAAATATTAACTCCCAAACATATGTCTCCGAAACTATCGTAGGTTATTTTATTAACAAGATAAATCTTTAGAACTTCCGCCTGCTCTTGACTATCGCAAATCATACGATAGTAGGTTCTGTTGTAAGTATATTCTACAACCAGCCATAAATTCATGGTGCCTTCCTCATATAATTGGATAGCACCTGCCAGGCTCTTAGACATATCTTACAATGCCTACGACCCTTATTTATATATGTATTTTCTGGTGTATATGGATGTCCTTTGGAACAATGTGTTTTCTTTTGGTTAAAACGTCGTCCTTTATTGCTACAATCTTGCATATTATCTTTATGTGTTCCCTGAAATAAATGATCTGGATTGAAGCAAGCTCTTATATCACACTTATGTAATACGTTTAATGCTGGTGTATAATCTTTTAACCATAACTTAGCTGCAACAACATGAGCTGATTCTAGTTTATATACATCTCTAATACGACCATAACCATAAGTTATAGTTCCGGTAAATATCCAGCATGGTGTTAAATATCCTCTATCTTCTATACTTCTTTTTTGTAATAATCTTTGTTCTAAAGTCATTTATGCACTTTGCGAATTTTCCTTGTATGATATTCCTGCTGCTTGCAACATAGCTCTTATTGTTGCTTCTGGAAGATTAAGCTTTTCCAGTTCTTTCTGCATGTCTTTAGGCTTCGCTTCGCGTTTCACAGAGCTAGTCTTTGTAGTAACAACGCCGATAGGCGTAGGTTGCGAAGCAAGTTTTCTAGCCTTCTTAACTTTTCGAACTTCATTATCGTGTTCAATCAACTTCAATACAAAGTAGTGAAATTCATAAATCGTCGCAAGATCATCGTCTGTGAGATTGTCAATCCATTCAGAATAAAATATCCAGTCCGGCCCATCTAATTGAATACGATCACATCCAGAGGTTATCTTTTCGACTGTGTCTGTAACAGAATCATACTCCGTTGTCGTCCGCGTAAATCGCGACATGACAGCAGTCAGATTATTGAAGCAATCCTTGCAGAAATTCGGAGAGAATACAGCAGCGTGAAGACTACAAAAAGTAGATTGACACTTAAGACACTTCTTTACGTTTTCATTTAGACAATACTTACACGTTATTAACTGTCCGTTTGGTCCGTCTGCCATGACGTTTGTGCCTCTTTTCGAGATTAGATTGTTTCCGTGATTGTAAATTCTAAATCTTTAATTTTCCCCTGTAAATGCATTTGTATTAGCGCGCGTAAAACCTTAGCGTATTTACCCCTTTCGGGATAGCGCTGTACTAACTTTTTGTATTCCGAAGGAGGTATTTTAGTACTAACAACCCTCCAGTTTGCTGTATGTCCACCAAGAAAATTTCTGCTTCCAGCTTCCATGTTATATTATTCCTGTCTCACCCTATCAAGTATACTGCTCAGCTAGAATAGCTGTATGCGGGAGTGGGTGCAAGAATTTTATTCTCTTTAGATTCAGTCCTTTGCAAGACTATTGAGATTTGCCCACATTTCCACAGAAACCTGTGGAAAACTCTTAGCAAGGCATATTATTTAGGTGCGAACATAGTTTTCATCATATCATATTGAGAAATTAGCGCTGCTATATCATTCATCGACACAAATGGACCGTGAAAACGTTCAAGAGCATCTTTTCCCGGCCTTGCGATAAGCATGTCACCATTGCCCAATAAATTCTCCGCTCCCCCAATACCGAGAATAGTACGAGAATCCGTTTGGGTTGGCAACCGAAGGGAAATCCTGCAAGGTAGGTTAGCTTTGATGTCACCATCAACAACTTTAACGCTTGCGCGTTGGGTACAACAGATAAGATGTACGCCTGCTGCACGGCATATTTGGGATGCACTTTTAATCCATTGTTTAACGGTAGGAACTTCGTCAAGGGTATCGCCTCCTTTACGAATTGCAGAGTCAAGATCCATCAAGTCTCCAAACTCATCTATCATTACTATGATATACGGCATCATAGATATATCTCCGCTATACATATTATGATAGTCTTGGATTTTCCTACAGCTAGCTCCTTGCAAGACGGCGAGTCTTCGCCGCGTTTCTTGCATAATCCAAGTCATCATATTATGAAAAGCTTGGACGTTATCTGCGACTACTTTTACATGTGGGAAATCTTTAAAAAGTGGAAGATCGACCATTTTAGTATCGCAGAGATAGAAATTAAGCTCGTTAGACGCGCGATGTAAGCTTAGCGCTGAAAGAATCGCCGCTTCGAGTACGGATTTTCCGCTATTAGTAGAACCTGTAATTAAACAGTGTGGCATATCTACTAAATCGAAAGTACTCTTATTACCACGATAATCAACTCCCAAAGGAATTGGAAGAGCTTGCGCTTTAACTTTCGGATCATTGAGATACCAGTATAGATAATCCTTAAAGTCTACAATCTTTTTTTCTGCATTGGGAACGAATACGGCAATTAAACCGCCGACACGTTGAACCATCACTTTATCTTGTTCCATTGCTAAAGCAAAATCTTCTGCTCGTTTTATAACTCTAGCAACAGATTCGCCGCTGTCAAGTTTAAAATAATAGACTGTGACAACCGGACCTTCTTCAACGTGGCTGAATTTTGCTTCGATGCCTAAACCAACAAGTTTCTGCCCAAGGGCAATTATATTGTTGGTTTGTTCTAGATTCATATTATTAACCTGATTCATATTGTTTCCCCACGTTGTATTTTCTCTTTGAGTTCTGCATTCATCAAGATTCCACGCAAGGCGGGTGCTAAGTATTTAAGCGAAGCTCCTAGCGCCTTGGCATCTTTAAAATGAACAAAGATACCGCCTGTGCGATCGGCTATTTCTTTCAGAAGATCATAACCACTTTCGCCGTCGTAACCAATAAAGATTGTATCAAGAGGAACTTTCTTGGCTATTGCCAAATTAATCATATCCTCTTTCAAGTCTTTATCGTATTCTTCTCCATAACCAGCATGACCGTCTGTTGGTGACCCGTCAGAAAATAATACTCCACGAGTAAGATCAGCTTCGTTGAGCATTTTAGTTGTGATTGTATATAACGGAGTTCCACCACTTTCTCTGATGGTGCCTACATAAAGATTGAGAACGTCGTAATTGCAGGTTAATGCCTGCGGTGTTTTATTAAGCGGATAAATCGCTAACGAAGTATCCTTGGGATTACATTGTGCAGTGAAGTTTCTTATTCCTGCATGAGCATGATCTATTTTTGTTTTATCATCTACTTTAGAACCCATACTACCACTATCATCGAAAACGATTCCAAGACGATGTTCCATCGTAGATGGGTCTAAATCTGCAATTGCTTTCTTCGCTTGTTCTTTTGCCGCAGCTATGCCCCACTTCTTAGGTTTAAACATCTCAACGATGTTTGATGGTTTTTCGAGTTTGTTTTCTTCAGTCACTTTGTGACTCCTTATAATAGATTTTATGCCAGCGGCTTTTTAAGCCGCTTTATAAATTATTTACTTGATCTTCCATCGAGAAACCCACCAATATATGCTTCCATCGGATTGTTGTATATCTTTGTACGTTCAGATAACAATCTATTTACTAACACCTTCATTACCGTCTTTGCAGATTGTGTAACTTTTACAGTTCCATTTGTTTTGTCTTGTTCAGCATGAAATGCTGCCCAACGTCTTTTTTGTGCTTTGCGAATACTACGAATAGCAGAAGCACTAAGGTGTCTTTTCACTTTCTTTAACTTTACTGCCATGATTATGCTCCTCTTGTTGAATTTTACACCACTGCTCAAAGAGCAGCCTTTTCGCTTCTGGCGAAATTTTTAATGTTCTTAACATCGCTCTCATCGTTGAAACTTTATAACTTTTGTTGTTATTTCTTTCTCTCTTTGCATTTGTTCGTCCGTTTCTATCACGCTCTTGCGTGTTAGTAAATACGTGTGAATCGCTACTGCTGCTTTCAGCAGGATGCTTGCGATTATTAAAAGAACGCGATAATAATTCCATCTCCAGCAATCTAACGATTGCTTTATAACGAGCGAGAGCTTCTTCGAGTTTACTCGTTGAAAACGAAGAAATAATTTGCGCATTAGAGAGCCAACTTTTTCCGCTATCAGCTTCGCTATTATCTTCAGCGTCAGCGTTAGCTTCATAATCAAAGTTTTTATAATACCGCAATCGCGGCATGTTTAAAATTCACCTTTATCATTTACAGCGCAAAATTCTATAGCAGCCATGACAACATGAACACCACAAATGTTTGGATAGTCAAAAATATAACTATCTCTATCATTTTTAGCGAATGCGTGAAAATCTCCCTGTCGTCTACAACCTAGCCATAAACAACGATGGAAATCATTCGGAGCTAGAATTGTAAAGGATGCTTCTTTATGTGGAATCATTGAACGTGCTCCATCACTTTCACAATTTTAAAATGTCTCTCTTTGATTACGTTCCATGCTTCGTTAAATTCTGACATTTTTTGTCCTGCTGATGGATCTTCTGGATGTCTATCCGGATGCATTCTTAGCGCAGCTAATCTATATGCGCGCAACGCATCTTTATATTCAAGCTGTGTTGCATCTTGATTGGTTACATATTGAAAGAGTTTTGTGTATTCATCCAAAGGAACAAATTTCGTTTGACTACTGCCAAGAGGCTTTTCAAAATACGAAAAGTTAAAGCCAGAAATCCCTTCAATAACATCTTTCAGAGTTTGAAAATATTTCTCGTGGATAGTCCATTCATAAGTATCAGGATCATAATCTCGTTCATTAGAAGGAATTGTCATTTTAATCCAAGTGATAACTGCTTTAACTTTATCAAAATCTCCGTAGGCATTATCAAACTTGAGATTGTATGCACCAATCATGGTAGACCATGAAAGAGATACGTTTACTGGACCAGAGTTTCTGTTGTAACGCGGCATAAAATTTAAGTCCTTTATACAAGGTCATTTTCAAGTCTACTCTGTTTCGTATTTGACTGTCAAGCGATCTAAGTCCTGTGAAATCAGTGAGTTACCTAGCTATTGACACGCCAGAAAATATGCTTTAAGCTATAAAGACTATGCCAAATAAACAACAGTATATAAATCCAAATTATCATCGTGACTATAATCAAAAATGTAGATTAGAAGTATTAGCTCTTTATGGTTCTAAATGTTGTAGATGTGGCTTTACTGATATCCGTGCGTTACAATTAGATCATAAAGAATGTTTTGTAACTAAAAATAGAACATACGCAGATAGTGGTATAGCTTTATATAGAGCTATTCTTAACGGCACAAAAAATAAAAGAGATTTTCAGTGCTTATGTGCTAATTGTAACATAATTAAAAAACATGAAGAAAAAGAGTTTGGGCATAAAACATTATTCGTACAAACTACAGACAAATTTAAACGCAAAAAAGTAATACTAACAGAAGCTAAATTCATTTCACTAATCACTAAAGCAATTGAAGGACCAGCAAAGTAAATAGTCTAACTGCCGGTAATTTGCGGCAGGAAATCTACTAACTCTTTATATTCTTTCTGATTTAAAAATACTGATCTATCACGTGATATAATTACTTCACCAGGATCAAGTGAGCCATGTGAAATTAAAACAAGAATTTCTTCAATGTTAATCATAACTTCGTGACCTTTAAAATCTTTTGATTTCCAAAACATAAATCCTCCTTTGTGAAATAGGGATAAAAAAAAGAGGTTCCCATTTCTGAGAACCTCATTGCTTGCAAGCTATCGCTGGTTCATAACTCCAGCGAATATTATTTAAGCCGCAGGTGCAGCCTGCCGCGAAGCTTGATAAGCAGACTTCATTGCTGCACGAACAGACTCGGGGAACTGTTCCAAGAAACGATCAAGTTTCTCTTCTTCAGTGAGAACCTTTCGCTTGCTCTCGCTAGCGATCTCCGAAGTAAGATCAAGAACGCCATTAACAACGCGCTTAGTTCCATTTTCATCTACGGCACTCTCAGGATCAAAAGCAACTTCACCAGTTCCCGTCTCTTCGAGCAAAATCGCTTTCAAGCGATTATTCGCCTTCTGTTTTGCACCGCGATTAAAATTTGCAGCCGCTTCCTCTTCATTCGGGCAAATTGCCTTAATACCATCAAGATTCTTTGCCCTTGGAATAGAAACAGTAACCGTGGTTACGTCTGCAAACTTTCCTTCATCGCGAAGCTTTTTAACTGCCGCAAGCTGCTCTTCGCTGGTAATTTCCCTGAACGCGACCACTCGCGTCTTTGCGCCTGTTTTTTCATCAACACCAAGATCATAACCAATAACATAATCTTGACGTTCTGAAGTTACGTTACTTTCTGCTGCCGCAGGTGCGGAAGCACGGTCAATTGCTGTAGTTGCCATTTTGTAAGTCTCCTTTTTGATTATTTACTGCCTCTACTGCTTCAACTTTCTGTTTGATACCAGTGAAAATGAAATTAAACGAATCTGTTCCTGTCGGAACCATTCTATATTCAAACTCAGGAAAACTACTCTCTATAGAATCTGCAATTCGCATAAGCTCATTCTCAATGCCAACAGCATGAAAATACTTGCCACTGCCTGCATTGATAATAAGAAGCTTATAAGACTTATTATCCGGTGGATGGAATATCTTAATTTTTAATCGTCTTATAAGCATCTTGTTCTCAATATAGACATATTATAAGTCAAGACCGAATATTGCCCTCCGGTCAGGGGATTCGGCTGTGCCGAACATCCTTATAATAAAGGATACCCGAACGGCTGTCAAGTTATGGCCAGTCTTTTTGGACTTTCGGCTTGTCCACTAGCACGATATCATCCTTGCTTTCAGGCAGTTGCAGACGACTGTCAGAGTCGATAATTATTCCGACATATTGAAGATATTTCAGTTCGTTTGTTTCGACTTGGCAGGTGCCTTCAATATTATGAAGGTTGTCTAGCAACTTAATAGTTGCTACGTTGTATGGAACTTGTTTAGCACGATAGTTGGTTACACCATGACTGTCCGTAGGAAAACGTTCTTTTCTTTCCATTGAAACGACTTGGCCGACGAGTTCGACTTTCATTTTTTAGGCTCCTTTTTTGTGATTTTATTTCCAATATTTTCCGCTAGGATTGTTCCTCTTCCAAGCTTCTTTAATCCTTTTCTGCAATTCGCGCAGACGTTCGTTTTGCAAATTGTTGTGTTATGTGGCAATAAAACAACCCAACAAAGTGGACCGTCGTTAACTTTGCAATAGCCACAAATATCGTAATCATAAACTCTGCCGCTAGGCATGGAAGTTTTCCTTTATCATCTTCTCAATATTGCTGGTTATCTCGTTTAAGCAAGTAAAGGGACAGTTGATATACTGCTCAAAGTTCGTATGAAAATGAACATCATGCAATGGCCAAGCTTGTGCATCGTAGTGCTGATCTATCCATTTAATAATTTCTCGCGCTCGTTGTTCTGCTTCGAATCCTTGTAGATGATCTTGTCCAACTACAGAATGCATTAGAATATCTCCGAACAGTTTAATCTTGTCCGAAGGATTATTCCAAAAATGCATACTTTTAGCAGGATCATTATCTACGCTTACAAGAGCGTCGTAGATGAAGCTTAGGTTATGTTTCATCGTTGTAACTCCTCGTTATCTTGCCTACGTTGTTCCCAATTACAGTCTAAATCTGGAAGTCTTTTAATCACTCTAACATCAATGGTGTGATCTGTTACACTACGAACAGAAATATTACAATCACGTAAACCATAATCTTTGGCTGTATTATAATCATGTGCAATAACAATTTTACGTTGTGTTTTAATTTCCATAACTTCAACAAGATATCTTGACATTTTAAAAATCACCTCACTGAGCTACGCTAACCCAACGTATGCTGGTTTCTCCTGCAAGAGCGACTGATTTATTATATACGTTTGCAGCCATATATTTTTCGTCAGTCCCTTATTGTTAGCGTAGCTCACTAAAGTGATTATTATAATCACGCTAGTGATAATCTTTATACCCTCCAGACGGGCTAACGCCCGGTTAATAGTTACGCTTGTCATGTTCCGTCCAACGAACGATGGTTTTATGTGCTATATCTTCTTCCGACTCTGTCTCTTGCATAAATCTCCAGAGTATATAAACAGCAGCGATTGCAAGCAAGATGTCAATCATTTTAGACTCCTTTAGTTTGATAATCGTAATTAACCAACAACCAACAAACTGAACCATAGAAGTGCTGACCTGCTAGTTATTATAGAGATCCTCTAAATCATCATAGAAGAGATCTTCATTAATCTCATCAGCGTAAGGTGGTCCGTCAGCTTTCACAATCTCAACATCATTAGATTGACAAACGTCACAATGTACAACTCCTTGGATAACAATGAAATTATCCTCATTTTCGCAGTTGTTGCAGAAATAGCTGACGCTCATGTTATGTCTCCTTCAAAAATCCATGTGTAATACTTTCTATGGTTTATTATTTCTTCTGTGACAAATTCACAGTGTACTAATATCCAAAGAATTGAATCTAATGCTTCTTTGGATATTACATACTTGTAATTATGTCGATATATCTCATCAAATGATACTCGTTTACGATCTCTAATGAATTCTGTAACACGCTCTTGTGCATACCATAAATCAGTAGATGTCATTGTACTTGCTCTCTTAACTTAAAAAGGATTTTACCAGCATCGCAGTGTTGTTCTTCTGTATCTGCAATCATACAAGTTTGACATTGTACAATGTGTGCATCATACGGAGTTTGTGGTTTTGCAGTTGGAGCATATTTATCGTCTACAACTATTTTAAGTCCGGTCTTTTGATGGTGCGTTGCTATGCCTGTAAACTCTGCTTTTTGTATCTTCTTCTCAAGATTAGCCATCATATCTCGATATTGTTCATATTGCATACCTGTGACTTTACGAAAATGTCTCTTTTCATTTTCATTAAACTTAACACCTGGAGTACGCGCACGTAAGAATAGCTCATCTTGCTCCAATTTAAGCGCTGTCTCATATTGTACTCGTAATGGTGCAGGAGCTTCACAATTGAAACGCCATTGTAAATCATCAAATTGTTTATTACATCCACGACAACGATACAATGTAACTTGTGTTATGTTTCCTGATTGTGGATGTGGCCGCTCTATTTTCTTTTTAAGAGCATAGAAGTTCGCTCGTCCACAATAAGGACAATGTGTACGCAAGGCAGAACGTTTACATATACAAGCTTCTTCACCAGCTAATCTCGGATTAACTTCCATAGAGCTAAACTCCTGATAGAATTAATGTACTTAACGAGTCTAGTCTCTATCCGCGCAATGTCAAGGCTTTTAAGTCCTTCGAAATCAGCATGTTAAACTTGTATGTTGAAATCTGGCACAGGCACGGGAGTACGGTCTGGATGGAGAGGTAAGCGCTGTGTAATAATTGCCGAGTTTAAATTTTGAAGAAATCTTTATTATTTTAAAAAAAAAAAAAAAAAAAATAAACCATACACCACTCCCGTGTGTGTGTGTCATTTCATTATCCAACGCTAAACCATTCAAACACAAGGACTTACACCTGCCGAATGTGTGTGTAGTTGACACATCGTGACACCGAACAAAATTCTAAAGACTGGTAGATTACTACCAGCCTATCAATTTCTGCTTTAACTTCCGCATTTCCATCTGTTCTTGTAATCTTAACAGGCGTAACTCTTCTCTGCGTTGTAATTTTGACCTGTCTACATGATATCTACGTTTCTTTGCTGCTGATACCTCGCTCATATTAGCGCTAGCACCAACAACACGCGTAGATATTATATGAGTTACCTTGCCATTGCGCATTGTTATTAACCCCATTAGATTATCCTCCCTACATCATGCTCTAGTTTCGAACGCAAACTACATCCCTGCCATTTCAAGAGCCTTGATTTTCTCCACTCCACGACTAATAAGCAGAGTGTAGTATTCAAGTTTCTCTTTTTCTGACTGTGCTTTATCCTGTTTCTTCCGTTGGTCGTACTGAGATTCGATGATATTCTCAAGAAACTCTTTCCTGAGCATATCAAGATTCTCAGTAAACCACTTCTCGCCTTTGGAGTAGATTTGTTTAGCATGCTTATACTTAAGCAGACTATCCAAATCTTGACCGCGAACTCCGTCGATTTCGATTTTCAGCGGCTCAACTGCTTTTTTAACAATCTCCGCTGCAATTTGTTCGGGTGTTTTGCCTTCCAACGTTGCCATGATCTTAGCCTCTCATCTGTAGAATTGGCTAGAGCATGATATGCGGAAGATAATCTCTAGTGTAGTGATAAGACCGTTAATCCCCAGTAGTGTTACGTCTAACGCTACCTGCATGTAGCCCCAGATTAACGGTCATAACACTACACTAGCACAGAGTCATAATCCTAATGACGTAGGTCTTAGTGCACATATAAACGGCTACCTTAGCAGGTAATAGCCTACCATAGAGCGCTGATCTATATGCTACACCGTCCCATATACAGCAGACAGTATGGTTATATACAAGTGTCCGCTATGATGCAAGCCACAAAATGTAAGGCTTACTCATTAGTAAACACTATTACTTGTACAGCTAGCTCATAACTAGCTCGCACCCTTACTATAGCAAGTGCTATACTAAAGTTAAAGCCTTTAGAATCATACACATAAGCTCATAGTAATATATAATTATTACACGCCAGTGTATATTTATTACTTGCCGAAGGCACTCTAAGTGTAAGAATCTAAAGGCCGGGGGTAATATAGCAGAGAAAATTTTACACGACCGGGGATGTTCTCAGAATTTTTTCTAGTTTTTTCATTTCGTACATAATATATTTGTCTTTATCTACGATGACATTTATAATCACTTCGTGATTGATAATAACGATAGTGAAGAGAGTCTAGATTAGCAAAGCTAAAGAGTTAACGCCGAAAGGCCAAGTCTACCATCTAACGATAGACGAGTAGATAGTTACCAAGGTAACTTCCTTTAAATGGTACAGCCTGCGGCCATAATATTCATTGACTTCACCAACGAAGCCTGCCATACTAGTAGACAAAGTAAGGCTGGTTCGATTGCGTTAAAGTGTGAAGTTGAGGTTTGATAGATTATGAAGCATGGTTCAAAATCTCGGCTGAAGCTAAAACAGCCTGCGAAAGTTGTGGCTTCGCCTTCAGTAATTAACCCACCTAAGACAGAGAACCATGATAGTAAGATTATTGGTGCTTTAGCTTCACACTTTAAGAAATGGCGACCGGAAGTCGTGGCTATGCCAAAGGAGAATGATAATGCCAGCGAAGTATAAACGCTGTGTTTCTCATGTGAAGGCTTCAGGAAAAAGCACTTCCAGTGCTCATGCTATCTGTACTAGCGTAAACGCTGGTAACATTAAGAAAATACGTAAACAAGAAGCCAGAAAGAAAACATAATGAGCTTCTCCCGTAAAGGGAAACATCATTCTAAAACAGTCGATAAGATTAGAATCGCCTGCCGCTTAGAGATGTTAAATCTCGGCCTTAAAGATCGCGAGATAGCCCAACATATTGGGATGTCGCAGACTTCGTATTCCCTCCTTAAGAAAACCCAAATTTATCAGCAATTACATAATCAATACTTGACTGGTGTTCTCAGCGTAGCAGACGAGAATATCATAGAGAATCTCCCTCTACAAAGACGGATTTTAAATCAGGCAGTCCCTGTCGCGTTGGAAAATCTTTATGCAGCTTGTGTCCAGAAAATAGATAAGAAGCTTCAGTTTGAAGCCTCGAAAGAAGTACTCGATCGACAAGGAGCTTTCGCTAAGGTTAGTAGAATCGGCTTACCTACGGCATCGCAAAATGTGGATAATAGCCAAGATAATGAACTTGCGAGCGAACTAATAAAGGCTTTAGAAACAACTAAACGTAATAATGAAAAGATTATCTCTGAGTCTATTCCTATAACAATTGATTCGCCTTCAGCGAGTGAGCAGACTCAATAAGTTGGGGATTGTTATTTTGTAAGAGTGTTAAGTGTAAGCTCTGTCGTCTTTTCCTTGGGAGGGTTTTGACTGACATCTTACGATCAACACAACGGGCATAATAACAATCCCCTTAAATTATGCTCGATAGATGCCCGGATGAGAGATCAAAAGTGAAAACCCTCCCACAATCTTAGGGGCGCGAAAATTAGGACCTAAGCGCTATGTAAAAAATGCCTACTTCGACCACAGATATAACGACAGAACTTGATGGATTAGTAGATCAGTTACAGCAAGAAAACTCGAAGAGTTGGGCTAATCATTGGACTATTATAGACCCTACGGGGTTAGCACCAAAGGTTGCAGATGTTATACATAGACTTAATGGTTTCGGTTCTCTTTATTATTTCTCTAAAATTATACTGCGTAAGCATCGCTTACGAGAGTATTTGCATAAAGACATCTGTGAGTTGTTCGAATCTGAAAGATTAAAGGATATAATAGAGATACCGCGTGACCACTTCAAGTCTACGATCGGTAGTGAATCCGCTCCTATATGGTGGGCTTTGCCGTTTAATGATGAGGACGAGAAGTTCATGCGCGCCTTGGGATATGGAGATGAGTGGATTAAATGGATGCGTAGAGCGCATGACCAAGATACAAGGACGTTGCTTGTGTCCGAAAATAAAGAAAATATTGGTAAACTCGGAGTACGAGTTGATAACCAATATCAAAATAATGATTTCTTCACTAGACTCTATTCCGAGATTAAACCGGATACCTCATGTAATTGGAGTGTTACAACTAAGACGCATAAGCGTAGTGGAAGAACCGCTGATGGAGAAGGAACTTACGATTACTTATCAGTTGGAACTGCATTACAGTCACGGCATTATAAACGAGCCATCGAAGATGATTTAGTAGGAAAAGAAGCATTAGAATCTGAAATAGTAATGAATGGTACAATCGACTACCATAAGTTACTCGTTGGAGCCTTTGATAGTGATCCTAATGATCCTGAAGCAGATAACGACGAAGTTGTAATCGGAAATAGGTGGAGTTACAAAGACCTTAATCACTGGATTCGTAAAAATGAATCGTACTTTAGAATTACTAGTCATAGTGCTGTTGGCGGCTGTTGTGACAAACATCCTAGTGGCAAGATTATATTTCCTCACGAGTTTAGCTGGAAGAAGCTCGATAGGTGGAAAGCGCGGCTTGGCACTTATTTTTTTAGCTGTCAATTTCTTAATAGCCCTGTTCCTCCGACTGATGCTAAATTTAAAGAGTCTTACTTAAATTATTTTCGATATCAAGCCGTAGATCCCTTGAAGGGGGATAAAAGAGTACAGATAATACACGAAGCTAAAAATGGACAGGTTATCAAAAATCTTTTTCCTTCTCATTTACAGCGGGTTCTTTTGCTTGACCCTAATCACGCTGGAACGGAAGGGCGTTCACGGCACGCTCTTGTTGTTCTTGGTTATACTTTGGAATTGCCTTTTCGCGTATATCTTTTGGATTTGTATGCAGACAATTCCTCTCATGCGGATTTGGTTAGTAAACTATTTCAATTTGGTGAAAAGTGGAAAATCAAAGAACCGTGGCTTGAAACTATTGGAGCGCAAAAATGGCTCAAGTACCACTTAGAAGTTGCGAGCGAAACAAATAAGAAAGCTGGAAAGTGGACCTTTACTAAGATTAATGAGTTCAAGAAAGATAATAGTAAGGATGCCAAAATTAATCGTATTGATGCTCTTGAGCCTATGTTTGCTCGTGGTGAGTTTTATTGTCTTCGCACGGGACACGAGCAATTCATTTCCGAATACTTGGAGTACCCTTTTCATGCTACTCGTGATATTCTTGATGTTCTTGGTTACGGTGTTCAGACCTTCGATATGGACGCTATGAGTAGTAGAGAAATTTCAGAATTTCTTACGCAACAGGCTAAACAATTTAAGCGGCGTAAAGTAGGTTCGCAAGGTTATTAAGTTTCCCCCCTCCTTATTCTATGGTAGGAATAAAAAAGGGGAGATGTTGATGAACACACTTAAAGCGTGGATTCCAATTATAATTACAGTTGGAACCGCAGCAGTAGCGGCTTTAACACCAACCGCCACCGCATTTTGGGGCGCTCATCCTACAGCAAGTATTATTCTTGCTGGAGTATGGGGAGTTGTTAAAGGGTTAATGCCGTCACCAATTAAAGGCTAAGATGAGTATAACAGGCGATCCATTTACTGCTATCGCAAATATATTCCTCGGAATATATGAGACTAAAAAAGTCCAGCAATGGGTCGTCTTGTTATTTCAGATGTTCTTTAGCGCTTTTAGTACTTTTCTCTTTGTCTGTGGTAGCTCTCTAGTAAGCACTAAATCTTGGTCCTTATCAATTGGTGCTGGCATGATTTCATCATCTCTAGTGCTAGTTGTACTATTTAGACGCTCTCCCCTAACTAAAGGGATGATGGCTGTCTTACCAATTGATGAGGCCAAGGTTGAAATTGCTACAGATGTTCAAATTATAGAAAAGAAATAATATTAAGAAAGGCATCACTGATGCCCGTCTCACGACCCATAAAGGTTTCCTTTGGAGCCGACGAAGATATAGCTTTGCATCTTTTTGTAAAAGAGAACTTGCAAGCTATGATTAACGCTTATGATAAGTTTCATACCGAAAAAATTCCCGAATTTCGTCGTCTTTATAAAGGACAACCAGAACAAGAAACTCGTGATTGGCCTTGGCCGAATGCTTCTAATACGGTCATTCAGCTTATCGCTGAGAATGTTGATACTCTTAAGGCTCGTATCATAGGGACTATCTATGAGATTATGCCTTTATGGACCTCATCCTTAGTTGGTGACTGGCCGGAACAAGAAGAAGGCGGAGCACAAAGAACTGCGTTTGAATTATTTATGAATTTAATGGGGATGGAGCCTTCGGAGCTTGATCTCTATAGAGTTGAAAGCCTTGCAGCTAATGATATGATCCAGTTTGGGTCAGTCCTTATTAAACAGCCTTGGGAAACAGAAATTGAAAAGAAGGTGACCGGTCCGGCCCTAGAAAATAGTGGAACTCCTGCTACAACAGAACTCATTAAATATGATGGGCCAAGGCCCGAGAAGATACCAATCGAAGATTGGGGCGCCACTGCAAGTGCGCCGACTTGGGAAAAAGCACAATTCAAATATCATAAATATACTCTTACTAAGCAACAAATTCTTGAAAAAATCCACCTAGGCTTATTCGAGCTTTCTGAAGAAAATAAAGAAAAACTTCTTAAGTCTCCAGATCGCTATGGCGCTTCTAACGAACGTCAGCAAAAAGAACAACTTCAAAATGTAGAAGCCCAACATGCTAATATTTTAGCAGAATGGGATATCTACGAGTGTTGGTTCTATTATTGGCATAACGATGCTAAGTGGAAAATTATCTTCCTTTATCATAAGAGTAGTGATATTAAGTGTAACGCTATTTTTAATTTTTATCCAGATAACGAAGAACCTTTTGAGTTCGGAAGGCTTGGTTATACTGACGACGGTTTGCTTGGTTATGGTTTCGCTGAGATGCTTAAGTATTACCAAGAAGAAGTCACCACGGGGCATAATCAGAGAAATGATAATAGGACACTTGGTAATACTAGTGTTGCTACTGTTGGCCGTAATAACAAGATAGATGCTAACCTTGGCGTTTATCCAATGGCAGTCTTGCCAATATCTACTGAAGAATTTGGTCTTCATCAACTTGGTGTAGCCTATCCTAGCTCTGTTCAAGAAGAAACTTTAACTATAGAACTTGCCAAAGCAAGAGCTGGCGTAGATAGTGGTATGTCTGCGATGGGTGGAGATGTTACTAATAAAAAAGGCCAGCTTTCAGCTATGGGCACTTTCAGTGTCCTGCAATCTGGTAATCGTAGAGTTAATGTTAACATTACCGATTTCAGATATATGCATCTTAAACTCGGTCGCAAAGCGGCAAAGCAGTATGCAGAGTTTGGTGTTGGAGATAGATTAAAATATTTCGGGGAACAAGCAAAATATCTTAAGAAAGCATTAGAGAATATACGCCAAGGTCGTATAGATCTTCCTATAAGAGCAGCGAATGCGAGCATTAATAAAGAACTTGAAAAACAAAATGATATGTTGCTTGTACAAGTAATGCAACGTCATCATGCGACTATCGCACAGATTCTTCAAGGTCTTGGAAATCCACAAATGCCTGCGGAATTAAAGACCTTTCTTATTGGTGTAATCGCTGCCTCTGGCGAACTAATGTCCCGTATTCTAAGAAACTTTGGACATGACGATATTTCCAGATTACAACCGGAGTTAAATGTAGTTAAAATGTTAACAAAAGGAGCCAACGAAAATGTCAGCAACAGACCCAATGAAACTGAACAGAGCACATCAACTGCGTTCCCAGTTGGAAGCAATGGACAAGCGGGGGCAGTTCCAGCCATTCAAGGAGCTTTACAGCCACAAAACGGCAATCGTTAATTGGATGCTTGATGATGCTGCTACGCATTACACAAAATTCTTGGAAGATTTGACAGCGCTTTATTTGACTGAGCTTGCTGATAATTATCTGAATGATAAACGTGAAGACGTTTCGGATGTTATTAGAGGTCGGCTCTTTGAGCTTAAAGAAATTCTTGGGATACCGGAACAACTTAAAGTAATTGATAAGATTAAAGCAGAGCTTGCACAGTTAGAGGCAGAAGGTTATACAAAATCTAACATGCCTAAAGTTGCCAAGCCTGAAAATCAGCCAGCAGGAGTAAATTAAAATGGCATGGGGAAAAGTAACACCAGAAGAACTTAAAGAAGCTGGTTTAGATCCTGATAGAATTAAAAATCTTGAAGGTAAACTAGACGGCGTTGCTTCTAAAGAAGAACTTAAAACTGTAACTGATTCTTTATCAAGTATCAAAGATAGCCTTGCTGCGCTTACATCGCGCACACAGTTAGAGAATCAGGATCGTCAAAATAATGACGATGGTAATAACAATGGTGGTAATAACAATCGTCAAACTGAGCCTCCTCCTGATCCTTTCAATATTGATCCTGTCTCTTTTATGGAAGACCCTTCTGGTAATATTAAGAAGATTGTACAAGCTTCCATCGCAGGAACTCAACTACATACACTTGGCGTAGCCGCTGACATGGCGTATCAGAATGCAAAAAATACGCTCCCTCATTTTGCTCTCTTTGAAGAAGAGATTAAGAAAGAGTGGAATAAATATCAGATTGTGCAAAAAGGTAAACCTAACGAGCTAATTGAGAATATCTATTATCTCGTTAAAGGCCGCCACGCAGACGAAATTGCTACTGATACTGCCAAAAGAGAAGGTAAGTATAATATTATTCAGGCTGGAGGAACTACTGTCATTCGTAAAGATAGTAATACCTCTGCAAAGCTTGAAGATAATTTAACTCCGCAGGAGTTACAAATAGCTGCGAAATGGGGAATGACTCCTGAAGATTATGCAAAGTCGAAAGGTGGATTGAAGTATGTCTAAGTCTCTTGATGATATCGCTAAGAACATAAAGAATACTTCTAATCCTGCCGCTATTGATAGCGATTTAGCTAATGCTAGCGATCTTGCTAAGGAGAAACTTGCAGAACCTTCGCAGGCGTCATCTAACTTAACACAGCAAGTTATTGATCGTTTGGATAAGATGACTCCTAAAGGTAATACAAATACTGACGTACTTGGTAAAGCTAAGAGTCCTTTTCAACCGGATGTAAGAGTAACTACGAATAAAGCAGGATTCTCTAGTCAACAAACAACGGATCATCTTAATCCAGATGTTCAGATTACTCCTCCGCCGTCTTCACAAGATCAAAATGGTCCAAGGGCACGGAGTGCTACTAAAGTAGACTTGGCTAACTTGACAGAGGCGGATATTCTTGATCTTCCTTTTATTGATGCTAAGTCTTTTGATATTCCTGCGATGTTGCAAGTGAAGCCGAAAGATCCATCTATCCGCTTTCGTTGGGTTAATTATAAAAACTACGAAGGCGGTAACTATGCGATGTTTAAGGCGATTGGTTTTAGCAACGCAGTTGCTGAAGATATTGCAGGTGGATTTAGCGAGCATCTTCTTAAGGAAGATGGAACTATCAAATGGTTTGATGTTGTGCTTATGAAGGTGGATGTTATTCATCTTATGGGTATACTAAAGAAGAATATCATTCGTTCTCTTGAAATGGTTGGACGGTGGCAGCCTAATGCTATTGCACAAGCAAAAAGAACTCTAGCCAACGAAGTTGGCGCAGATGTTTTGCAAGCAATGCGTAAGGCAGGACACACTGTAGAATTTTATGCACCGTCAACAGGAGAGATGGCAGCACAAGATAAAGAGTTTGCTGAAGGTCGCTAATGTGATTTTTAAGTGTTTTAAATTAATCCGAAGGAGGAAAACTAATGGCCGCATTTTTAGCACATCACGCACCTATTACAGTTGTAATAACCATCAGTGGTAACACTGATAATACTAGACACATTAACGAAAAGAACGGACAAACTTTTCTTGCTGGTACTCCAGTTGCTGTTGATGGAACTGGTAATGTTATCGCTTGGGCAGGAACAGGTGGTGGCGTAGCTGCTGTAATTGCTGGCGTTGCTATGGAGGATGCTCATAATTTAGCATCTTCAGGAGCTGGCGCGCCAAGTGGTTTTGTGGGCGTAGGTTTTCCAGGAACAGGAACTACGTTTGGTTCAGTATCAAACGAAAGTTTGGCTGTTAATATTCCTCGTGGTGCTCCTTTTGTAACTGGTCAGATTGAATTTAACACTGCTATTGATGACACTATCTTCGAAGCAATGTTTGATAATTCTACGCTTGGAACCTCAGTAGGAGCAACTCCAACACAAGCTATGCTTAATACTCAATTCGGCCTTACGGCTGACTTGACTGCCCCAATTTATTGGTATGTAGATGGTGGAAAAGTTACCGTAGGTACTAATACTGTGGTTGAGCTAGTAGAGATTTCACCAATCGACGGTCTTATTCCTAACGCGAGAGTACGTTTTAAGTTCCTACGTTCTGCATCGCAATATTCATAATTAGCTTCATAACAAAAAGGAGCCTTGTTTTTTGTTACTTGTTATATAAATCAAGGAGAATTAATACTCTATGACTATGGTTCGCGGCCAGTATGCACAATTAATGGCGCCTGGCATACATAAGCTCTTTAACCAATGGTTAGAGACTTATCAACGGGACCTAGAATATCCTGCTATTTTTAACGTCGAAAATATTACTACTGCTTACGCAGACGACGTAGAATTTGCAGGAACTGGCCCGATGCCATATAAACCTGAAAATACTCCTGTTAATTATACACAGGTTATTCAAGGTGGCACCTTACGTTATATCCCTCTAACCTACGCTCTTGCTGCTCGCGCTTCTTTTGAGCTTTATGAAGACGATCAATATGGCGTAATTAAACAGATTCCTAAAGCACTAGCGCGTAGTCAAAGATTCACGGAAGAAATGGTTCCGTGGAATATCTTTAATCTTGGCTTTTCAACCGTCAAAACAATTGATGGTGTAAGTCTCTTTAATAACCAACATCCTCTTCTTGGTGGACCAACGGCCACAAATTACGGTCCTGGACTATCAGGAGTTATTTCTGCTGCTGGAACCTTTCCTAATCGTCCCGCAGTAGATGTTGATTTGAGCCTTGCTGCTGTTATTGCAATGACAAATCAATTTGAACGAATTGTAGACGGTGTTGGTCTTCCTATTGTTCTTAAGCCTAAAGCTCTGGTTATTCCTCCAGCGCTTCGCTTTCTTGCAAGAGAACTACTAGGAAGCCCCGGAAAACCAGGAACTGCGACCAACGAAATTAACGCATTGCTTGGTGAAGATCTTGGCTATATGGTTGGCCATTATCTCACCTCTGACACTGCATGGTTTGCAGTTTGTGCAAAAGATATGCATCAACTTAAATTCATGTGGCGTAAAAAACCAGACATGGATTATGATGATGACTTTGACACAGATGCACTGAAGCAAAAATCTAAGATGCGTTTTGCTGCTGGTGCTTCTCATTGGCTAGGAGTTTGGGGTAGCAATGGTCCGTAAATTCTGATGGTTTGTTTACATTAGAAAGAAAGAGGTATGGCAGCTAACTCCGCATAAAAACTAAAGCCAGAGCGAAAAAAGGAGCCTTTTTTAAACCTGAAAGGAGTCTGTGATGGGTAGCTTGGATGATAAATTAGGTGGTGGTACTGGACAAGTTAATCCTGATGTAGATAATCAAGTTAATGTTACTCAAGCCGAACAACAAGCAACGCCTGCGAAAACTAGTGCTTTGAGTAAAATGAAAGCTGAGATTCATAAAGTTGAAGATGAAGTTGAAGAAGCTGTACATGGTGAAGATCCTTCGGATATTGTGTTTACTATGCAAACTAGCGATGGTAAGCATATTGTGACAGTGAAACCTCAGCAAGGTTTGAATTACAAATATTATGCTGAATGCAAGTGTGCATGGCAGGGACGATTTAAACATCTTAACGAAGCAGAAGCTGGCGCGGTAAAACATATTGAGACTAAATAAGATTCCATTTTAATTCTCTTTCTTCGCCTACCTTCGCGGGTGATACGAAGCAAATGAGAGTTAATAATGGATAGGGCAGAAGTTAGGCTTAAGGCTCCTTTTCTTCTGCCCGCCTTTTATAATATGGCTGACCCTTCATACTAAAGGAGCCTTCGCTATAATAATCTAATGCCTAATCAACCAATCGTAGTAACGACAGCTTACCGTGGTGATAGATCGTTTCATCAAGTTGAATATCATTATTGTTCTCGTTGCGGTTCCCGTGTAAAGATCTCTGAAATGGTTTGGCAGCGTGGTTTATTACTCTGTAAAAAGTGGGATTGCGTTGATTATGGTAATCATGGGAATTATCTAGTTGGTCAAAGAGAATCTAATATAGCACAAGTATTAGAAATTCCTACTCACGAATTAGAACCAAATGAAAAATTGATAACTCCGCTGGAAAGCGGAAGTAATACAGACGACGATATTATATTCTAGGAGGTTTTAATATGACTCAAAGAATCTCTACAAGTCCTGTTTGGCAGATTTTGGATGAAAATAACGTAGATGTTATTGCATCTCTTAACGTTGATGGTAGTGTAACAGTACCACAGGTAGCTGCTGGTACAGCAAATACTAATCCCGGTGTGGCAACTCCTTCTCTTATTGCTAGAGTTCTTCTAACTAGCGCACAGTTACTTGCGCTTAAGACTACGCCAATTCAGTTACTTCCTAATCCGGGAGCAAATCAAGTTATTTATGTCGAAGAGATTACTCTTCGATATTTATTCTTGACTGCGGCGTACACTCTTAATGCCGGAACATTCAAGCTCTTTCTTGGTGCTGTTGCTAATGCTAAGGCAATCTCTGCTGATCAATCAGCTATCCTAACTGCGGTTGCTAATGGTTCTGTTATTGGTATTACTGGTTTACCTGCTGGTTCAGCAGCAACACCATTGACGGATGCTCAAGCACTCGGACAAGGTGTTTTTGCTGGTAATGATGGTGCAGCTAATTACACCGTGGGTGCGGGAACTCTTGAAGTAGTTCTTACTTATGCAATCGTTAATGTCTAGCTTCGCTAGAAAAGGAGCCTTCTAAGGAGATAATCTATGGCTGATTTCACTGGAAATCCTCTTATAGTGTTATCCACTGACGTAGCAGCTTTGGCAGCTAATAGCGGCAGTGGAAATAATCCGGGAGATGTTGTTACTATTAATGGTGCTTTTTATCTTGTTGTATGGCGTGGACCGCAGAAGATTTTTCAAGTTGAATTTATGCAGTACATTGCAGACGCGGACCAAGCTACACTGTTCAGATATGATAATATTGATGGTAATTCTCCACGTCAATTTATCAATCTTAATGGTGCTTCTGATCTTCAAACCGTAAGGTCTGGAAATGCTGGTTGGGTTAATAATGGTTTGTTAGTAAAGAACAACGGGATAACAAATGGTCGGCTTAACGTATTTCACGCTTAAAGGAGCTTCGCTATGAAAAGAATCTTTCTAGCTTCGCTATTAGCTGCGCTATTATTTTGCTGCGCGAAGCACAGCGAAGCTCAGACTATTCAGTATGTTTATTCGGCAGTTACTCATAATAGTACTACTGTAAGCACTTCTTGTGGAGACTTTCTTTCTTCTTGCAATATTATTGGTACAGGAGCACAATATCATCAACTAAGCTGGAATGTTACGGGAACGCTTTCAGCGTGCTCTGTGAGAGTTGATAGTAGCGCTGATGGAGTAACATGGAACATTGGTGATATAGTTGCTGCTCAAACCTGTACAGCTAATGGCAACGCTATTTCTACAGCGCAGACCGTTAATTTTACTAGAATTAATATAACATCTATAACTCCCGTAGGGAGTGCTTCGCTTACTACTAATCTTACAGGCTATGCCAATAATCCCTCTGGAGGTGGAGGTGGAGGAACAGTTACTTCGTTTTCCGCAGGAACATTATCTCCATTATTTACAACTTCAGTTGCTACACCAACAACGACGCCAGCATTATCATTCTCGCTATCTAATGCAGCAGCAGGAACAGTTTACGGCAATAATACTGGTGGATCAGCAGCGCCAGCATATCAAACTAATATTGCATTAACTCAAGGAAGTATAGTAGCTAATACTCCAACTATTAATAGCACACAAACTTGGAATGCGGCAGGTGCAACATTTACAAATATACTCTTTAATACAACTTGTACCGCAGCAGCAATATCTTCAAAGCTTATAGATATGCAGATTGCTGGTGTTAGTGCTCTTAACTTAGTATTCGGCGCAGCTAATTGCGGAACGTCTACAACATTAAATATTGGTAAAACTGGTGCTGGTGGTATTGTTGGTTTAGTTGGTGGTACTAGTGGAACAGCAACTTGTACAGGACCAGCAGTAGCAGGAACAGTTACAAATCCAGTAACTTGTACAAATGATTTTTCTGTACCGGGGTATATATTAAATGGTGGTGCTGGTGTTGCAAATACATCAGGAATTTTTGGTGGGGCAGGATCTAATATAATTCTAACTTGGGGTAATGGTGCTGCGGGTAATACGGCTTTTACTATCGGAAATCAATTTTTAGAAATAGACCCAACGAAAATTTCTATGGGGACAGGTAATTTAATAATTTCTAATACGGCCCCAACTATTTCAGCAGGATTTGGAACTTCACCATCTATTGTTAATGCTAATTCTACGGCTTCTTTTGAAATTAACGTTGGTACTGGTGGAGCAGCGAGTACTGGAACTATAGGATTACCAATAGCAGCACATAGTTGGTATTGTAATTGTGAAGATGTAACGACAAGTTCTTCTACTGTATTTCGTTGTAAACAAACTGGTGCTGGTACAACGACGACCGCACCTATAGGTCAATTTACAGCAGCGGGAGCTGCTCAAGCTTGGACTGCATCGGACATTTTAGAAGTTAGCTGTCATGCTAATTAATACTATGAAAAAATTTCTTACATTAACATTGCTTCTTAGTAGTTGTATAGTAGCCGCTCAAACTACTTCTGTCACTGGAACAATCATGTATCCAGATGGGCAGACGTTTACTAATGGCACTGTATCTGCTGCATTTACACCTAGCAGTGGAAATATTTCTGTTTTTACTTACAAATTAAATGGTGTAGCTTTTCCATATAATGTAAATGGAACTATGAACGGTTCGGGGACTTTTACTCTTACCCTGACTGACGATCATAAAGTTACACCGTTAGGCGGACAGTGGACTTTTACAGTTTGTAGTAATGCTAATCTTCCTTGTGCAAGTTCACTTCAAGATGTATTTGGGCCTGCGATAGACCTTAGTGGGCCGATTAATGCATCCATTATTAGTGCCATTGGTAATTCATTTAACTATCCTAAGTTCTACAATGATACAGAAGCAGCACTAAACTTAGGGCCGGGTATTGCATATTATAATCTTAATACTAATAAGATTAGATTTTTCAATGGTACTATCTGGCAAGACATTTCTACCGGAGGTGGGGGTGGTGGTAATATAAATCCGGGAACTAATAATTCTCAATTCCCAACATGGAACACTGGATCATCTTTGTGGGTGCCACAAAATAAAGCTATCTATGATACTAGAGACTGGATGACTTGTGATGGGAATGGAGTTACGGGAACAGATGCTTCAGCGGGAATGAATCTTTTATTATCTACGATTGGCACAAATGAAGCAACTATTCGTTTTGTAGGTTCTACTACTCCCGGTGCGGCTTGTCGTATAGGGAATACATTTTTTAATCAGAATATTACATTAGATTTTTCCGGTGGTGGAGCTATACAGCTCATTAGTTCTAATACTGCTATAGGCGGTGGAACTTTTGTTAGTGGTACTAGCGTAGAATGCGGCTCAGGCATTACGTGTTCTTTACCTGCTTTTAGTGTTACAACAGGTAATACACTTGTCGTAGGTGAAGCCCCGTATCCGGGGTTCACTTTTAAAACTACTAAGGTAACAGATAGTTGTGGTAATTTTTATATTCACGTTTTTCAATCGCTATTCGGACAACCACGTAATCAAGGAGCTTGGGTAGCTTCTAACGTTACTGGTGGAAGTTGTACTATCACAGCAATAGCGAATGGCTCCCTTACTACGCACATGATGATAGTAGCACAAGTATCCGGAATGGGGCCAGTAACTTCGTTAGATAATAGCGCATCGAATAATAATACTGGAACCACTATGAGTAGTGGTTCGGCTACTACACTTACAGGAGCGTTTTTATTCGCCTTCGGTGGTCAACCATTTACCTTTCCTGAAACATGTACGGCTGGAGCAGGATATACGCAGCCTGCTAGTACAGCAGGACAATCTAGTCCTAATGGTTCTATTTGTATGGAATATGCTAATGCTTCTGGCGGAGGTTCTACTTCTGCTACGCAGACCATTAGTACTAATCCTTCACCGGGAACTTGGGTTTATAGTTTAGTTTCTTTAAAACCGGGAAATGCTACAGCGACCATTTGGGGCGGTATTTATGATCCAGATCAACACCAAATCTTTTATAATGCTGACAGTGCTACTGGGCATGGAGTAGTAGATTTTACTGGCTCTGGAATAACATTCGATGTAGTTCCTGAATGGTGGGGAGCTTCTACTAATGCTAGTGCAAGCACCAATACTCCTGCTATACAAGCATCTATTTGGGCAGCATTTGGTGGAGGTAAAACGCAAGCACGTACTAATGCTAGTGGGCTTTCGCAATATAACCGGCCACTTCATATTGGAAGTATTTATCAAATTAATGATGAATTAAAAATGTTTAATACCAATGGCTTTGCCATACATGGTATTAATCGTTTAGCGTCTGGATTTAATCAAACTGTTACTAATAAACGAATTATCAATGGTCAAAGTAATACTTACGGAGTTATTGATAATATAGGTTTTAGCACACAAGCTTCTCAAAATGTGGCACTTGTAGATATTGATTGGGATGGTGTTACTACTCCAGGAGACTTAAAACCACAGTTTTTAGATTTTAATCACGTTAATTTTGCTGGTAGTGGAGTAGGATTTATCGGTTTAGAAATTGCTAAATCTGGAGGTGCAGCACAAGGTTCGAATATTTATTGTAGAGATTGTGCATTCCAGTCTTTTACTGAGGCTTGTGCTCAGATTGGTACACATGCTAATTTAGCAGGCAATGCCCTTGCTATTGGTTTTAGTGGTGATATGCAAGGTTGTAACAAAAATGGCATTGCCGTTTACGGCGGCGGATATGTGTCTTTCGGAGATGGTGTTGAAGAATCTTCAATGGAGAATGGATATTCAACACAGACCGGATTTGATATGTATTGTGAGTTAACACAAGGTCCATGTTCTATGGACTATATGCGATCAGAAAGCCGTCGGCTTATATCTGGTAATGATATAGTATTACATAAGACTCGCGTTATTAATCAAGCTGCTTTCTTACCACCAGGTCAAACTTTTCCTGTCGGTTCTATAATGATAGGTTCTATAGTTGCTGGAGATGGAGCTTTTTATACAGTTACAAGTAATGCTGGTGCTGCGAATGGTATAGGAACGCCTACGGCATTATTAACTGCTAGCAGTGGTAGTTCAACTACGTTAGTAGATACTAACCAAACAGTTGCTGGTGCTGTTACTATTCTTAAATTTGGAATAACTCCTAATGAAGTAGTAACACAAGCCGTAACTGGTTCTACTGGTACAGTACTTACAGCACCTAGTTCTAGTGCTACAATTTCTGGTACTCTTACAAGCGGATCTTTTGTATTCGGAGATATTGCACAGCAAGCTGTTACAGGTGTAACTTGTACTATTGGCTCTGGAAATACTAGTGTACTTTTTAATTGTTCCAATTTTAGTGGCACTGCTGACGGTACACATGTTTGGACCGACAACACTACTCTAGCCACGTTTACTCCTAGCGGAGTACCAGCATTCTCAGCTTCTTCAATGTTAATAACTGCTGCAACAGGATCACCGGATAGTACGCATGATTGGGTTGGTGGTACAAACGGAGGACACTTCACACCTTCAGGTTTGCCTATTAATCAAGCTAACTTTACAGTAAATGGTTTTGCTGGAATGAGTCTTTCAGTTTTATCTGGTAAAAATGCAGGTTGTTATAATACTATTGCATCTAACACTGCAACTAGTATAACTCTTAATGCTAGCTGGATTACTCGTTATGATAAGTTAGGATGTCCTGGACCGGATACTAGTTCTAATTTTTTAGTAGAACCAACATGGAATCATGGAACTGTGACGAGTGGTGGTATGACTATGGTGTATTTAAATGAGAATGCCATAGACTGTGAAGTTACTTTTAATATTAAAAGTGGTTGTGTTCCTCAGCTTAGACTTGAAGATGTAATTGAAGCAGGTGGTCAAATTAGAGCAGCTTTAACTGGTTCTGTAATTGATGGATTATTAGTATCCCGTCAAGATTGGTTCGATAATACAGCAGGACAAAATCCACAAACATGTTGCGATCAACCTTTTGATTGGGATATTCGTGTATCGCAGACTATTGGACCAAATGTTGTTCCTTATCAAGGAATATTTTACCAATCATGGACTTTACCATCTCTTGGAGGAACACAATATAATGGAGCTTTACAACGTAGATTAGGAACTAAAGCGTTAGTTTGGGATATTGGTAATATAGGTACAAATAATCCTCCGGCTAATGCTTCGGCATCTTCAGTGTCTATTGGAGGTCGTTCTGATAATGGTGCTTCCAATGACGCAACTCGTAATATTTTAGAATACACTGGAATGTTTGGACGGGGAGCACCAAAACCTTCGGCTTCTAATAACTTTAATACTACAGATCAGTCCGGTACTGATTCAGATATAACCGGAGGTCCGTCTACTGGTGCTGGTATTGGTGGTGCTATAAATTGGTGGATTAGTACGCCAAGTGTATCTAGTCAAGTAGTTAACTCAGGAGCTAAGGTTGGGCGTGTTAATAATACTGGACAGATAGAATCTCTGCTTAGTACTGGCACTGCCCCTTTTAAAGCAGCGTCTACGACGCCAGTTACTAATCTTACGACAGTTCCAGTTACTTATAATGTTTCAGGAACTCAATTAGTAAACGTCCACATAATAGCAGACTCTTCGAGTTTAACATCAGGAACACCGAGTACGAAAGTAATAACGTTATCTGGTGCGGCTGTTTTCACATCGAACACTTCTTATAAGTGTGCTGTTAGTAATACAACGAATCCTGCTAACTCATTAGCAATCACTTATACTGATGGGAGTCATTTTACTGTAACTGGTCCGAATACGGTTTCTGACGGTTTTAGTTTCAACTGTGTTGGTAACTAAAAATAGAAAAGGAGCGGCCTAACTATGAAAGATAAAATTGTAAAGTCTGGAAAGAAAGTTAAGCTACCGCTTAAGAAAAAGAAAGAAAAGTAACAATCCGAAGGAGAATAAACTTTGCCTATTCAAATAAAAGAGAATGGTTATTTTGAGGCAATCTATAATGGTCCTTGGAAGGGGATCAACGTAGAAGAACCTGAAAATCAAATGGCAGATGTTTATTCTCCTAATCTTCAAAATATCATTCTTAAGAATCAAGAACTACGAACGAGACCAAGAATAACACCACAGATACTTGGAACTCCAGATAACTTTCCTATAGACGTTATTGATACGTTTATGGATAGTAATAATATCACACATACAGTAATAGTGACCCGTAAGGGTTTGTGGCAGTTAAATCCTAATTATCAAATTAATCCGCGTAATGCGTGGAACATTATAGGAACCTTCCCCGTCCAACCGGGACCGGATATTCCTGTTGCTCATCAGACATTTCTTAATAAGTTTTATTGGACTAACGGTTCTAATAATTTATGGGTTTGGGATGGAATTTCATCCGTCAATACTCCTGTTCCTTGGGTTAAAAACCAAAGGGTATTTGCGAATTTTCGTATTATAGATTCTAATGGTAATGTTCAGATAGTAGTTAAACCCGGTTTTACTGGTGGTGCTGCTCCTGTATGGTCGTTAGTTATAGGTGGCAATACAGTAGATACGGCTGGAAGTCAGCCTGCTACTTGGGTTAATAATGGTAAACCGGGACCGGCTAATGGATTCTATAGTACGGCAGTTGTAGATGCTACAAATGGCATTACTTGCGGTGCATTTTTTCTTGGTATTCTAGCGTCACGTTTATTGTTACTTTCAACGATAGAAGGTTCTGGTCAATCTGCTTTTACTCAGCGTATAAGATGGTGTCCTTCAGGACTTCCGTCTATTTGGGATACCAATGTTAACATAGGTGCAGGATTTAATGATCTTTTAGAAGTGCCAGATATTATAACTGGTTATCTTCCTATCGGAGATAAGACAGGATTCATATTTCGCTCTAACGGAATATCAGAAATGACGGCAGTCAGTGATGGTATATTACCCTTTGATTTTAATCATCTGTGGGCTTCTGATCGTGGGATTGGTAACGTATTACCGTTTAGTATTGCCGGATATGGTCCTATTGGGATGTTTATTAGCAGTGACGATATCTATAATATATCTATTGGTGGTTTTAAAAATGTAGGAGGGATGGCACGCGATCAAATTTTTACTGATCTTGCGAATGCATCTTCAACGCCGTTAAGTGCGTTTGTTCCAAGAATGGCTAATAATTATATCTATCTAACCTATATGTTAGTTATTCCATTTGGAGCAGACACTAAGATATGGGTATATTCAGTCGAAGACAGTTCTTGGGTTTCTTGGATTAAAAAGAATCTTACTGTTACTGGAAGAATGAACTTCGTTGCTATTCAGTAAACTGATATGCATATTGATAATTTCATAGCGAAGTTACACGGGAAGCGTGAGTTAACACTTCGTATTTTTGATGGTGGTGGAGATGGTGGAGGGAATCCAAATCCACCATATAAACCTCCGGTAGGAAAATCTACGATTAAAGGTTCTCCCGGATTAATAACTTCTACCGGAGGATTAGCAGGAATTTCGTTCAGCTTGCTGATGCCAGTATTTGATTCGATCTTTGAAAAAACTTATCTAGCTAGTATTGATCCAACTAATTTTAATTCTGAAGAAGCTTGCTTTTATACATTCCGTCAAGAAGATGTGATGATAAATAGAAAGGTTTCTGTTCATCTTCTTTTTGTAACTTACAGAGAAATAGATGTTGCAACCTTTACTATTGGGGTTCGCGTTTATGTTCGAGATACGGATAGTTTTAAAACTAGCAGTCGCGTAGTAACTATTAAACCGAAGGATGGACGGAAAATTAAATTTCCTTCAAATACATTGCGAACCATGAAAGTTGGTATTGATGTTCTCTCTGGTGAACGGCCACAAATTTTTTGGAATCGTTTACCAAATAGCGGTGCTGTTTCTATAACGCGCGTTATGATGGTTGGCAAAGCAGATGAGAAGGATTTCATCTAATGAAAGTTCGGAAATATTCTAAGCACGTAAGTGGTGAAGACAATCTTACGGTTGTTCTCCATGATATCTATAAAGCATTGCGTGGTCGTATAAGTTATGGTGGTAATACACAGAATGGTTTACAAACTGATAACATTGATGGTGCCTATGGCACTACGAGTAATAGCGGCGCTATCAATACAGAATTTATTGTTACTCATAACTTAAATAGAGTACCCGTAGGGTTTCATGTTATACGCCAGAATGGTGCAGGAAGCTTTTATGATAGTGGAACTACGTGGACTGCTACGCAGATATTTCTGAAATGTAGCACGGCTAATCTTTCAGCAACGTTTTTCATCTTTTAAGAGGGGAGTTATTAAATGGCCAATAATGTTACTAATGCCTTATCTGCAACAATTATCTCTACCGAGGATACTACGGGACTTGTCCCTGTTAATAGAGGGCTTGGTAATTTAAGCTTTGATAGTATCTTCGCAGACTTTACAACTTATGAAAAGCTTGGTTTAGGAGATAATGTTATTACTATTCCTAATGGAAAAGCTTTTCAAGTTTATGTAAAGAATAATGATCCTGCACAGTTTATTGTTGTTAAATATACTCCAACAGGATTAGCGCAACAGCTAAGTGCAACTCTTGGACCGGGCGAAGTTTTTTTAATGTGGCAACAGATTACTAACGCTAACGCGAATGCGGGTATTACTGCGTTAACACTAAATGCTAGTTTGGCTAATACACTTGTTGAGTTCTTCTTAGGTGGATAACCAAAATGCTTATAAGAACTTTAGTTCCCGGAGTAGTACGAAAGCTCCGAAATCGAGATGACCTAGCTCCGATTATTCCTGTTTATATCAAGAAAGCTCTTCTTGATTTAACACAGAATTATGAATTTGAAGAGCTTCGTTATAAAGGGCCTATTAGCAACTTTGTTGTTAATCAGAGTGAATATCCAAGGAATTTCTTTTCGCAACCGAATCATAAGTATGTTACTTTTATTGTAAGTTGGTTTCGTTACTTTGATTCTGTTATAACTGTTGGTCAAAGTACAGGTAACGTACTTAAGTATAGACAACCTCGTGTTGTAGAAGGTATGTCAGTTATTCCCGGTATTCCAGTAGCATATAGTCAAGTTGGAGAACAAGTTAATCAAGGTAATCTTATTGTTGGTTATATGCCTAATGCAGCTTACGCTACTTATATGCGTTATCAGATTCAACATCCATTTCCAGATATAGATGATAACGCGAGTAATGCTGGAGCAGTACTTGGTAATGTGCCGATTCAAGTTCCTGATGACTGGCAAGATATTATAGAATACGCTGCCGCAGAGAAAGCTTGTGATGATATTGGAATGTTAGATGTTGGAGTTTTATTTCATCAAAAGTTATATGGTAATCCTCAAAAGAAAACTGTCGGTCTTATTATGGAAAGACTAAGTCAACAACAACGACAGAGCGATTATAACGAACGCCAGTTACGTCCAGTTGTAAGGAGATACTAACATGGCATCTTTTAGTTTACCTTTTCCTACAAGTAATAATGCTCCTTTACCAATTCCCGGTGGATATGGTAATCCAACTGGAGCAAATACACATGGTTTCGGTCCCGGTGGTGGAGGGGCTTTTCCTTCTATTCCTTTATTTGGTTCTCCTTCTTATAATGTTGGAGCCTTCGGTACTGGGCAAGGAATTGCTGGTTTATCTTCTGGTTTTAGTACTAATGATCCCGGACGTACTCGTGATCTCTATAATTATTTAGGCTCTGCCTATGGCAAAGGACCAGGACAGTTAATTGGTAATATGATAACCCAAGGGTTATTTAACCCTCAAATTGCTGCTGCATTTTTAAATGCACAAGCACCGGGTATATCACGCGGGGAAGCTGGTATTCAATCTTCTTTTGCTGATGCTGGAGCACGCTTTAGCAGCGCTGCTGCTTTAGGACTGGGAGATTTTGAATCTCAGGTACAGCTTAATCAACAGCAAACTCTAGCGAGTCTTTTCGAGAATGCCCAGAGTCAGCAATTAGGATTGCTAGAAAATGTACTTCCTACTATCCATCAAGAAAGAGCAAATCAAGGGTCTTGGACTAATGATCTTCTTGGAGGGTTAGAAATTCTTGGTGGTGCTATTGCTGCTCCTTTTAGTGGTGGAGCTTCGTTAGGATTACTTACTTCTGGAATAGGTTCATTAACGGGAGCTAATAATCCTACTGCTGGTGCTAGTACTGGCGGAGGGGGAAATAGTCAAGCTGGTTTGTTACAAGCATTGCAACAGTTATTCAATCAAAATAGCGCAAGCTCTACGCCTAATCTTGCAGGTTCTAGTATGGGTGGAAGTTCTTTAGGAAATATGAGTGCTCTTTCTGAAATCATAGCATCAATGCAAGGCTCTGGAGCTTCTGCTCTCGGTGGAGAATCTCTAGGGATTCCAACAACAATGCCGGGTGTAACGTATCACTAAGGAGATTTTAAATGCCAGATAATCCTGCAATGTTAATGCCCGGACAAAGTGGTACAGACTTACTAACTGGAGCCGCGACTTCGGCGCTTCCAGATCAAGCTGCGATTCAGCAACAAGCACAAAATCTTATACAGCAACTTGTACAACAAAGAATGGGTAGTGCTGGAGGCGATATTACTTTTGGGCCGGAATTAGCACGTCCAATTGTTCCATCACCTCCGCAGCCTACACCGGGAGGTGGAATACCTCAAGGATCGTTCGGTAGTGTTGGAGAACGCAAGCGTGCGGATAAGCAAGCGTTATTCGGCACAATAGCGGATATTGTACGCGGAGCGGAAAAGAAACACTATCAGATGGATGTTCAGAAACTTCAGCATGACTTTGAGATTATGTCTGGAGCTATAAAAGGGTACAACGAAGCCCAAGCCTCAGGCAATAAAGAAATGATGAAGCACAATGCAGATATCATTAATGGTATCGTTTCTGATCCTAAAAAAGCAAAAGCACTAGCTAAAGCTTTTGAAGTGGACTTAAATCCTCTTGCGGAAAAGAAAAAGAAGGAGAAACCTAATCCAGCACAAGACGCGCTTAAAGCTGCTTTTGCTAAAGACACGCAAGATTTTGCAGCCAAGAAAACAATGTTAGCTCCTCAAGCGCAAGCGCTTATGAGGCAAGTTCCGCAGACCGCGCAGATGGACCCAAGGTTAGCAATAATAGAACAATTGACGAAATCAGGAGTACTGCCGAAGGCAGGAGAAGAGTTAACCTTCACTAAGGATTTAATGCAGATCAATCAACGTGCAGCGGCTAATAAACTTACTAATGATGATAAGATGAACATGGCCAAGATGATGGTCGATGCTAAAGATAGAAACACTCAAGCCGCAGTACTACGTACATTGATGACAGTGCAAGGTGCTAATGATAGAATGCAAATTATGGAACGCATGTGGAAGTATCGTGCGGATAAAGTATTAGAGGGAGTTAATAATCGCGTTCAACAATTACGCGAGAGATTTAAGCCTACGGCTGGAAATATTGAGGATAAGAAACTGGGTACACTTATTAAATCACTAGATTCACAAGCTAAAGCTATTAAAGAACAAGTAACAGCAGCGGCTAAAGCACATGATAATAATGCACTGAAAGCGTTAAATAATCAGCTTTCTTTGTTAGAGATGCAGCAGAAAATAGTCTCGGCAGAGGCTGCTAAAAGAGTTGGTCTTGATGAGAATGATTTTAATCAAGATCCCCTAAAATTGGACGATAACGAGATGCAGCAAATGCTGCAACTATTCCAGTCAGGGGAAGATGATGCCGCAACGACAGCAGACCAGCAGTGATGATATTACTATACCGACTCCAATAACAAGTGGAGCGTTAGATAATCCTAATGCTCCACAAGTTCCTACGTCTGCGAATAATCAGTCTCCGATAATGATTAACACAGACGAGATGTTTCCGTTGCTTAGTAAATCTCCGGGATTTAAAGAAGCAATGGCGCGTGCTGATGCTAGCGGTAGTTATGAACCAGAAACTACGTTACCACCTTCGGTCGTGATGCAAAGACATCTTAAGACACTTGAAGAGAGTGACTTATACAAGAACGCGACAGCGGAAAAAAGACTTGCTTATCAAGCAGCCTTCTATAAGAAATATGTTGAGCCTGTAAATAAAGCTGCAAATTATAAGGGAGACTTTAAAGCTTGGGCCAGAGATAGAGGAACTTACTGGCAGGGAAAAGTTAACCCCTCTGCACAAGATAAGCCGTTAGGTGGCATAATTCCTGGTCTTACTAGAGCAGATGAAAAGAAACATGAAGAAGCTTTAAAAGCTGGCGCTAGTGGCGTAGCATCTACTGTGTTGCACACTGCGAAAGCTTTAGAAGAAGCTAATAGAACTGCTATCTTTCACTTTCAAAATCTATCTAAAGAGTTCTCTCTTGGCACTGCGCTATTAAGCGCGACAGTCGCTGCTCACATGGGGCCGATTATTATGAATCCCCATTACACATCAGTGCGAGAAGATAAGACAGAAAAGAAGCTTGATGAATATCTTAGCGCTGATGAGTGGTATGCTTTGAATGGTTACAAACAAAATCTAACCAACAAGATTATGCGCGGAGCGGGAGAATTTGCAGGGCAGCTTCCAGCTTTCGAGCTTTCAGAAGGATTGCTCGGTAAAGTAGGAATTGGAGAACTTCTTAATGTCGATAAGGCTACTGGCGTAGCTAAAATTGCTAGTAAGTCTATTTATAATGCTGCTCAAGGTTATCTTGTCGGAACTGTATCAGGAGAAAGTGGCCCTAAAGAAGCAGCAGGTTTTGGTATTGGAACTGCTATTTTTACTCCTGCGGAAATGTTTTTAGGACGTATATTTGGATGGGCCGGTGGAAAAGGAGTTTCAGATTTAGTAGATATTGCTATCAAAGATATAAAAACGAAGTCTCCGATAACGACAGTTTCTACACCGACCATCGCGTTAGCAGGTAGCCAGAAGCAGAAAATAAGTGCGGCAGTTATATCTGCCTTGAATGATCTTACTGGAGGTAATTTCAGTAAAGCACCAGAAGCGATGAAGAAAGTTGCACTAGCGAAGCTAGCTAAAGTAGCTCCTGAGTTTGCAGATCAGATCGCTTATATCGACCAAACGGTTGTTGGTGTTGACGTGGCGCAAGACTTAGTAAAGCAGCGAGCAGCAGTTCCAGAGCTTAATAATGTTCTTACTAAATTAGAGGGCGCAAGCAAACAACAAACGCATGAAAGTATCTCTCATGCAGCTAATAAAGATAGTCTTGATACGCTGATACGGAATCACCCACAGAAGGCAATAGATCATCTTTATGGTAAAGGAACTATTGATCCGGATACTGGCGTTGCAGTTAAACCCGGCGTAGCTAGTGCTAAAAGTTTAGAATTTGGAGAAAATTTAACCAAGCATGTTGATGCTCAGTTAGATAAGCTTGGACTTGGCAAGAATAAGATACAGTTCGAAGCTAGAGGTCATAAGTTTCTTTTCTATCTGAATATCTTAATGACGGACCAGCAGAGGTTAGGGCCATCGAAAGAACGTAATAAAGTTTTCACAGCTCTGCTGTCTAAACTCCAAGAAGAATTTCCAGGAGATAAAGGGCGATTGCCAAACTTATTACTGATGAGTGATAAAGTTTGGAGTGATATAGATCAGGCTACTAAAGCTGGTCTTATGAAAGAAGGAGAACCATTTAGATATTGGAGACAACATTCTGCACCGGGAGAATCTCCTTTTGCTCACGAAGTTAAGTTGCTTCAGCAAGCTTCAGAAGCAGAAAGTAAAGCAGCAGAAAGCACTAAAAAGGTTCCACAAGAAACAGAAGAAGAAGCTTTAAATCGCAGAATGCGAGAAGCAACACAGAAAGTTTCTGGTAAAGACACCATGAAACTTGGAGACGCGCTTAAAGAACTTTATCCTAATAAAAAGTTTGAAGAGCTTACTTCTGAAGAACGACAGAAAGTTATTAATCGTTCATTAGGAAAAAAGGAATAATAAATGGGCGGCCTTAGTAATATCGCCGGGGATATCGTCGAGAAAGAAGCTTCTGAAGGAATCTCTTCCTTTATGAGTAAGTTTGCTGAAGGACAAGGTTTCTTTAAAACAGCTAGAGATATTTTATCTAAAAGTGAAAGTGGTAAAGTTCTACTCGATCATATTGACAATGTTGTTATTCCGCAGAGCCGAAAAACAGCACAAGCTTATTTTGATGTAGGCGTTAAAAACATATCTCCTTCTATGAAGCCGGAGTTCCGTAAGAAAGCACTTGCAGATATATCAACCAGTGCTCGCCGTAAGGCGTGGGGAGATGTTCGTCAAACTTATCTTGGTAAGAAAGACGAAGTTCTCATTAAGGCTATCTACGATGCAACGAAGTCTAATGGTAAAGTTTACGGTAATATGATGAGCGATGCATTATCTTACGTGATGCATGATGCTGGAGAGTCTTATAAGTTGCCCGGCAAAGATGTAAGCCTACCGGGATGGCGAACGAGAAGAGTTAAGATTGATCCTACAGCTAAGAAAGGGATTAGTCTTTCTGATGTTGAGATACGTGAAAAAGGTAAGTGGACTCATCCTGAAGATTGGGAAGTTGCTTTAAGACAAGCTAATGGATGGATGAATGCGCCATTAATAGCGATTCCGCATATGAGTCAAGTAGGAGCTACGTTACTAGATAGCGGATTTAAAGCAACCGCTAAAGCGTTAGCAGACTACGGAAAAGTTATCACTGGTGCTGATGATATAATGAATGGAATAATGAAGAGTGGTGTTTTATTTGATGAACTTCATTATGAAATGCAGGCTGATGCCAGAGGCGCGGGATTATTTGAAAAACTATTTCACTTTCCCGGCTTTAATTGGGTAAGGCGCCAAGAACTTACACTCGCCGCATTAGCAGGTAAACATGCTGCGCTTGACGCAGCAGAGAAATTATCTAAAGATGGTTATGACCAATGGTCAAAATTTACTCTTGAGAAGTTAGGTATCAAGTACGATGAAGCTGCTGAGAAAGGCTTTCAGCTTACAGAGAATGATATATCAACGGCGATGTTTAAAGAAGCGAATCGTTCTATAATGGTAACACGAGAACTTGATACTCCTTGGAAGTGGCAAGAGTCAGCAGTTGCAAGGTTGGCTTTTCAATATAAAGACTTCGCCTATAGATACGGAAGATTTTTATGGAGTGGCTTCTCTGAAGCTTACAAGTATGGTGGTCCTGCGGAATTTGCAAAGACCTTACTAGTTTATGGAACCGTCTTCCCCGCCTTCGGCGAATTAGTACATTCGCTAGAAAATATTGCAAGCGGAAAGAATCCACTAAAACGAGATAATGAAGGCGCAGCAGAATACTTCTCAGCCCTTGGCTATGCCGGAGGCTTAGGAATCTTTAATTCTCTTTGGCGAGCAGGTTTATATAATCGTGGAAAGGGATTCTTAGAAGGCCCAACTGCTAGTAACATAGAAGACTTTTTCTTTAAGCCTGTTATAAGGGGCAAGAATATTTATAAAGCCCTCGAAGAGGGCGATACTTATAAAGCAGAACAACAAGCTAGAGGATTAGCAAGAGACATAACTTATAAGCTTGGCTGGCCGGGTAGAATAATTGCAGAACAACTTAAAGATCCTGACAAGAAACAATGAAATTAAAAAGGAGAAAGCAGATAAAATGGGAAATCAACCACACGTTCACACGGTCGAAGAAACAAAAGCAAATATTAAAAGAATCGAACATAACACCGAAGGTTCCTACGGTCCTCCTACTGGAGCAGAAGGAGGAAGCGGAGGTAATTTTAATACTGGAACTACTGAAGGAGTACCGCCCAAAAAGAAGGGAGATGATTGGGCTTAACTAACTTTGATGAAAGGACTCTATGATAATCTATTTCAGTATACTTGTAGCTTTGATTGGTGTCCTTATGTACGCACTTTGTTCACAAGCGAAACTTGCTGAAATTGGTAGAATAATGTTTTTCTGTGGCTTGTTAGCTTTCTTACTTGCTATTGGCACAGGACATGCTATTAATATTCTACCAAGATAAAGAAAGATATCAACACTATGGCAAAACTATTACTAGTAACTCACGAATGCGTTGGTAATTGGTTCTCTTTGAGATTTCTTGAAGAGGGTCATAGTGTTGATATTTATTATTGTGGTAAAAAGAATAAAGCTTACTCCAACGCTCTTGGAGGACTTTGCCCTGATTTAATGATGGAGAAACCAGATTTTAAGAAATATGATCTTATAATTTTTGATTCAACAGATATGGCTAAAGTTGCTGATGAAGCCGCAACTTTAGCGCCTGTTATAGGCGATAGTGGCTTCGCTAGTGAAATTGAGAATAACCGACTTGCTGGTATACAGATAATGGAACAGTGTGGTATTAATGTTCCGCCATACAAAGAGTTTAACGATCTTGGCGAAGCGAAGAGTTTTATTAAGAAAACTAAAAAGAGATACGTTTTTAAAGCCTTCGGAGATCAAGATACGGCATTTACTTACGTGAGTAAGTCGCCAGAAGATATGCTGCGTTATATTGATAAACTCGGTAGCGTTATCAAAGGCGTAGAATTTCTACTTCAAGAAGTTGTTGAAGGAACTGAAGTTTCTACCGAAGGTTGGTTCAATGGAGAAGATTTTTATCTGGTTAATGGAACTCTCGAAGAAAAGAAATTCATGGAAGGTGGGAAAGGGCCTAATACTGGCTGCGCTGGTAATCTCGTTTTTATTTATGATAGTCTTAATCTTCCTCTTGTGTTTCGGGAAGGACTTGGAAAGCTTAAAGACTTCTTGCGAAGTGCTAAGTATAGAGGGATGATTGATCTTAATACTATCGTAAGTGACCGAGAAATGTACGGTCTTGAATGGACACCACGCTTCGGCTATGATGCGTCTCCGACATTATTTCATATTATAAGTTCTGATCTTGCAGAGTTCTTAGCAATGATAGCACATGGTGTGAAACCTGAATACAGAATTAAAACGCAGTATGCAGGTGGAGTAAGAATTTCTATTCCTCCGTATCCTTCTGAAATAGATGGTCATCATCATCCGGATATTCCTATTCAAGGATTAGAAGATGTCGAAGATATCTGGCGGTCTTACTATCTTTATGATTGCTGCATTAACAAAGAAGACGAATTAGTAACCGCAGGAATTAGTGGATTAATAACAGTTCCAATTGCGAGCGGCAGTACTATTCCAGAAGCTTTTAGCAAAATAGATTCTAAAATTAAAAAACTTCAGATACCGAACATGCAATATCGTGCTGATATCCTTACTTGTGTACATAAACGATATAATACTCTAATGTCGCAAGGATGGTTAAGATAATGAATATACTAATTGAAACTATTGACCATGATAAACAACGTTATCCGACAGTCGGAGATTGGCAGATTGATGCGGAGAAAGATACTATCTTGATAAGAGTATCTAAAATTGGGAACTGGCGATATGAATTACTTGTTGGTATACATGAACTCGTAGAGGTACTTCTCTGTCTTGACAGAGGTATTACGGATGAACAGGTAACAGCGTTTGATGTTGAATATGAGAAGAAACGAAGTAAAGATAGCCATGCTGAACCTGGAGATGATCCTCATGCTCCGTATAGAACAGAACATTTCTTTGCTACAAACTTAGAACGGCTACTCTCAGCGGAGCTGAAAGTTAACTGGATAGATTATGAAAAAGCTATTGATGATTTATAATTCGGGGATAAAATGGTTATAACAAGAAAGTTGGCGCATAAAGTGCAGAATGATTTAGCTGGTATTATGGGGTATATTGAAGTTGCTAAAGTAAAATGGGAAGAAGGTAAATTTACTGATGCATATGATCAATTAGAAAAAGCTAAAAAGATGATTCATACACTTAGTTATCTACTTAATAATAGGATAAAAGAAGAACATGAAATCTAAACTCCTAGCTGCGTTAGTATTAATATTTACTGGCCTTGCCAGTGCTACGCCTCCGGCACTTACTACGGTAACAGCAACGTTGACGGATTCGGCGGGACAGGTTTGGGCAAATGCTCAATGGCAAGCTAATTTTATGCAGCCGTTTGGTAATCCGGCTTCGCCATTAAATAACGGTAATCCTATAACCTCCAATCATTTTGGAACGGCTGATGCTACGGGAACATTTACTGTCATTTTAGATGACAACACGGTAGTGACTCCGTCAGGAAATACTTGGCAATTTATTCTATGTCCGAATGCGAGCGTACAGAATTGTTCTGTTGCTATCGTTAGCGTACATGGTGCTTCACAAAACTTATCAGCTTCACTTAGTTCCTTCTTGATAGTACCTGCGGTTAATACGGCACCTACTATCGCGCGCGCTTACCGCGATAGCGAAGCTAATGGTGGTTTTGGTGCATTATATATTAACAGTATTGATGGGACAATGCGTCAATGTTTAATTGCTATCTGTAATGGTACTGGATGGCAAATTGTTATCATTGGTGCTACTAATCCTGTTTTTACAGGAACCTTAACAGTTCCTTGTGTTAAATTTAATTTCGATGCAGGAGACGATACGACAGTATGTAGTCAAGCGGCTACAGGGCATATTAATGTTACATTACCTGCGGTTGGAGGCACACTAGCATTACTTGCTAGTCCTGTTTTCAGCGGGACACCTACGACACCAACACAGTCGTTAGCTGATAATAGTACACAAATTGTTAACAGTGCTTGGGTTAAAGGACAAGGATACGTTACTTCCGGAGGAGCACCTGTTACTAGTGTGTTTGGTCGTACTGGTGCTATATTAGCGAATACTGGAGATTATTCAGTTTCTCAAATTAGTGGAGCTGCGCCGCTAGCATCTCCGACGTTTACAGGAACTCCTGTTGCACCAACTAACGGCTCTCCTGCGGATAATACTACTCAGCTTGCTACGGATGCGTTTGTTCAAAGTGCTATTAGCGCCAGCGCTACTAAAGCAATACTCGCGCAGTCTACGACAACTACGTTAAGTACTACAGCAATCGGTAATAGTAATAATACTGTTATTACTAAAGCTGTAACTATGCCTTCGTCGGGCTGTCCTTGTAGAGTAATAGTACATTGGTGGTTATATGTATCATCTACGGCTTCTGGACAAGATGTAGCTTATGTTAGTGATGGAACCGCAGGTTTTGCAGGCTCGGAAACTGCAACACCGGGAAGTGCATCAGGATATGGATTTACTGGTTCTGGTGGATCAACAATTACTTATGCTAATAATGCTGGAGTCACTTTTAATTTGATAATGGCTTCTAGCCATGCCGGAGGCTCAACAGTATCTTCGACTCAACTTGGAACGAGCATAAGTGGCGCACCTGCTAGCGCAATGAATATTTTAATACTTCCTAGCAATTAATATTATTAAGGAGACAATACGAAGTGTGGACTTTCTCTCAGAGTTCGGGAAAATTATATAAGAACGGAGAATTTTTTGCCTGCTGTTATTCAGGAATAGGATTAGGACTTAATAATCCTAATATGCAAGAAGTAAAGAATGTCGGTCCTCTTCCGAGAGGATTATACCGTATCGGTCCAGCCTATGACCATCTTAAGTTAGGCCCAGTTACTATGAACCTAACGCCTATAAATGGTACTAATACTTTCGGAAGAGAAGATTTTAGAATTCATCCCGACAGTAAAGCAAAATTCGGCCAACATTTAGCATCTCATGGTTGTATAGTTGGAATGCTAAAAGCTCAAAGAGAAATGATTAATAACGATCCTGATAAAGAACTAGAAGTCGTTCTTTAATCTAAAGGTTGTACACCAGCACTAACAAGTTCATCTCTAATAGCTCCGCTCTGCGGAGTTTTTTCTTTTCTAGAAAGCTGTTTATGTTCACAACACACATCGTACTGTTTCATAATTCTTAACTTCGTACCAGAGACAGTAAAATCTGTACCAGTGTAATTCGTAAATAATACCCGATCACCGACCCGAAACTCTGTGACATTCCTGCCGATTGATATAACGCGCCCCGTCAGTGTTGGACGCTTAGATGAGTCAGGAATTATTACAGACGCTCCACGGCCCTTGCATACACTGCAAAGCTCGTATCCAAAGGACTTTCTAATCCCTAAAGTGCCGACTTCACAGTCAGGACAGGCGCCGCTATCACGGTCTGCTTTGTAAAATGTAGTACCTTTACAATATTTACAGACTATATCTGTATGGCCTTTACCTTTGCAAGAAGAACATTCTAAACCTGAACGAAATTCATCTTCGAGAACTAAAATTCTATCATCAACAGCACGTAAAGCTTCACTTTCATTAATAACGGCCCATTCTTTTGGATCAAAATTATCTTTTGACTTCATCGTTTATCTCCAGTTCCTTTTATAGTGTTCATATTTTTTCTCAAGCGGAGCTTGTTTAAATTCTTCATAGCAACAACCGATAGATCAGCATTAAGCTCATCTGCAAGCATGGCAGTGTACCAAAGAACATCGCCAAGCTCATCAAGAATTTGGTCTATTGCTAGCGCATCGAGAATATAATCTCCGCGCAGGATTTTCTTGATTTTATTTGCTACTTCTCCAGCTTCACCACAAAGACCCAGAACACAATAAGATACGGGACCGATTGTACCTTGGCCGTAATCTTTATAAGCTCTTGTATCTTTGCAAGTTTTTTGATATTCATCTAGCGTTAGAGGCATCTTTCCACTCCTTTTTACGAAACAAAGTTGGATTACAAATCTTACAATACGTGCAAGTTCCATAGAGGATCAATTTATCACCATCCATGTATCCATCATTTTGATCGAACCCATGTTGGTTATCCTCAAGAGAATGTTTACATGTTGGACATTGATTAAATTCATTCATGCTATATTCATCCACTGATAAGCTGTTTTATGTGCTTGACTGTATTCACTAACCATCCCACTATGCAGTAATGTAAACATAACTTGTGTTAATTGTTCATCCGTCATATGGCGAAAATTATATCGCAGTATCTCTTCTCTAGAAACTATTCCTTTTATCTTTATAAATTCTATTACGCGCTCTTGAGCGACTGCGAGCGGAGATTCTCCAACGCTACGGAAGACGATATCGACTTGATCTCTGACATCTTCAACAAGTTCAATAGCTCGTCGTAGTTGAGATTCTGTAATTGTGAGAGAATCTGATTCAGAAATAGAGACTGTAATTGCGGTCTTGATGATGTGACTACTAAGTCTGGATTTGAAGTTTGCACTAACATCACTATCAAAATCTCCTTTTTTATTGTGTTCTCCATATTTTTTATCCCAAAGCTGCAAAGCAGCTTGATCGAATTTCATTTCCCCTTCTATAGAAGATATGTGCTTTAGATCGTTAATTAGATCATCTTTCAGTTGGTTTATACTAACTTGCGGTCTTCCCCATCCTCCGGGGACGAGTTTACTTTTTTCTGTTGCATAAACAAATATTGTTCTAGCTGTAAATCCACCCGTAATAGGAGCCATGCTATCGCGTGATAACATGCGTATAAAGTCCGGGACACAACCCGCAAGCATTCCAACGCACATGTTAGTAACTTTATAGTTTCCTTTGTTCTTGGTTTCATATTCGAAAGTATTCTCATCCCAAAGTTGACACATTAATGCGTGGAGCCATTCGCTAGAACTTAAGAATACTGGAAGTTCTTTAGATAATATAGTTGCTGTATGATCCTGAGTAAAGTTAACCATCCCAACATTGTTGGCTGTCATAGACGGTTGTAAGTTAGTAAACCCGTCCGCGAGCTTCTGAATTATTCTTTCTGCTGTGATTTTATCACTTAGATAATTGACCGTTGCAGCTTCATTTACTATTGCTGTAACTGGATGAATACTTGCGCCCTTACCAATACCGGGAGGTCCAACGAGTACGACGTATTGATTAGGAAAGTATTGTACAAAATTTCTCCAAATATAAACTCGTCTTTTTAAGCTTGAGGAGACAGCACTAATAGCACTCCATAGGCTATAAGACTTTGGATTTTCTGTACTATCAATATAATCTAAGTAACTATCCAGCCATGACTTCGTTAACAGTCGTGGCATTTTGCTCCCTTGGTATGACTATATTTTGTTGTTTTTCTTCATATCTATTATGATACTTTTCATGGAGTTCTTTATAAGCATCTGCGATGCCTTCAGGAGTCCAACTTTTAATTTCTACTGTATTGAACCAGTCAAACCCGAGTTTTCCCTCAATAGGGATTTCAACGCTAATCCCGTTATCGAAAGTGATAATTCTTTTAAATGCTTTCGTAGTATCTTCATAAACTTTGAGTAGTTCTTGTAAGGAATCAGGTAACTCTTGGATAATACTGTCATGTCCTTCCTGTACAACGTAATCATTACACGCATCCAAGTAGAGTATGGCAAGCCCAGTATTATCACCGATTGTAGACTGTGGTATGTAAGAATACGCTTCATTAAGAATTGCATAATTCTTATCATTCTGTCTAACTCCAAAGAACTGGCGTTCTCGTCCAAGTGGAGTTCGCAAAATTCTTGTATCGTAGATTTGTTTCTGGATATACGAATGAAAAACTCCATCGACGTTGGGGTCGGCTTTATTGATCTTGTCAAGGATAACCTCACAAGTTGACTTAGGTACAGAGTAACCTTCAGTAGTTAAAATTTCAGAAAACCTATCAGCACGCATCCCATAATTATTAGCATGGCGACCACGTTTGCCAAGATTATATTGAAGCTCAGCTTCGAACTCGTGATTATTTCTACCAATCCTAAGACTATCAATACTACGACCAAAAATAAGACTAGCGAACTTATAATGTCTATTAACACCTTTACGCATCTCCTCTAAAGCTTCATAATTTTTTGCAAGTGCTTGAACTGGCCAGTCTTCAGCTTGCTTTTGATCCACAAAAAAGAACAAACGGCGGGGCCTAGCAATAATACACTTACGAAAATCGTCACTAGAAGAAGTCCTCGTAGGAAAATTCTGCCCATTTCCTCCAAAACCGAATATATTTTTTCGTGACCCGCGTCTGCCAGTAACTGTACTAGCAACATTATAACTAGAATAAAAAATTGCACCGTAAGGTACGCTACGAAAACGTGCATTTATATTCCTATTTCGGAAAGTTACTAATTCTTTTAAATCAAGATATTTTTTAATGGCATCTCCGCCTTGAGGATGAGGCCACAAAGTAGGATCAGCCATAAGCTTACGCATGGCAAGTTCTTTAACACTTTCATTCCATTCATATTCATCACTTTCAACATTCTTAATCCGTACCTTTGGTACTTTATAACCTTGCTCTTTAAAAGCTTCTAGAACTTTCTGAGGGCTATTTAAATTCAGAAATTTCGTATCTTTTGGGATACCCTTTTTTGCCCCTATGAATACAGGATAACTCCATTGATTAGTAAACCAACCGCAGATGTTATCAAGTTCCGATTGAACCTTGACTCTGACCTGTTCAAGGGCAGTAGTATCAAACAGCAAACCTCGTTTATCAATGCGATGATATGCATTTGCGAGTTTGTGTTCATAAGATGATGTTATCAATTGTTCCATGTTTACGGTTTACCCAATCCATTATTTCATTAATATGCTTACCTATCATCCATTGTGCTATAGGCGGAGCATGTATTACAATGCCGTTATCCACAATGATTCCATAAGTAGCATAAGATAATGTTATTTGATATATTTGTCGCAACATTATTTTAATAAATCTGCCATTTTTGAACGTTGTTCTTCAGGACAAAAAGTTAACATTGCAAGTTGCATATTGGCAACTTTTTTACCAATTCCATTTACGTGACTTCTAGTTTGCTTAATCATAAAGTACATAAAGCCTGCGCCGAACGCGAGACTTATTATGTTGGTTACTAATATGATAATAACTTCGGGATGGTCTGTTATAAAATTCATATTAACCTATCAGCATCTGTATTGCTTCATCATAATCGTGCAGAAGTCGATGTAACTCTTCCATCCAATCCAACCAACCCCACATACAATTAAGTTGGTGGTTATAACTTTTATCCAGTTTAGCCGCTTCTTCAATTTCATGTAGTATATCCATGCAATTACTTATTGCTTTTAGCCTTCTCCATTGGGGAGGGTGTATCACTAAAGGGATTGCATCCATCAGGATGTCCTTCTGGTCGTAAACAGGGTCGTCTGTCATTATCCATTGTCCTTACAATCTTAGCACAGATTGGTTTAAGAAATCTACTAGATTCCGTTGATGGCTTTGATGACTGCTTTAATGTCGAGTTGTTCATCTTTTATCTCCTGTGTTAAAATTGCTGTTTCGTGAAAAGCAATTCCGGGACGTGTTACATAATCATAGACGGTTTTACCGTCTTTTGGATTACCTGTATCTGCAACCTGTTTATATTCTCGTTCTACAGTTTCAACTTGATCGACACGAGATATACTAACTTTATACTTAACGAAGATGCGGTCGGTCATTAAATTCTCCTTCTTGAGCGAGATAAATCTCGTATGTTACCATAGCATCGAGACAATTATACCTCATAAGTTGATGCTTTTGTTTAGAACTCCAATTTTTCCCTTCGTCTTTATAGTAGGGTTCTCTGGTGTATTGTCTAGTTTGGAATTGTAGCTTATGAGGAAGGCCGGGCCAGAGGATATGGTGCCGTAATAATGTATCTTGGCATAAAGATAAATGTAATTTATATCCGAGTGCTTCCAGATGATGGGAATCAAAGCTAAAATAATTTTGACCAATCTGTGGCACCTGACTAAGAACAGCATTTAGAAGTCTCCATATCTTAATAGCTTGCTCCGCAGGATAATCCCAAAAACAAAAACTTATCGCTTCTTTAATTGATGGAGCAAGGCTAATAGTATAAGTGTAACCGGGATGGCCAATAGTATGATAGTTAGTACTTTTTTTAGGACGGATAGTTTCGATATCTGAGGAGACAAAAGATAGCCTATTTGCACTCCACTCAGAAACAAGCCACCGTAGATAATCACATAAGTTATCATATGTAGGATTCGTAATGATACTACGCATAGGAAGAGGATTAAGTTTGTTATTAGCATTGAAATAATCTACCTCCTCTTTAACATGACCGAAGTCTATAAATCCCTGAATTTCATGGTAATCCCAATTAGAAGATACAAAGTCTGGTTCGTAACTTGGAATTATATAATGATCGTATGTCAACAAATCACTCCGTAGGAGTGAGCCAGCCCACTTCGTGAGGCTTGAAGCTTTAGCATTCTTCTGCTTTGTATACGGAACAAAAGTATTTAATAACTCGTCCCCAAGGACGACTATTATTTTCGGTTGATAATTATTAATCTTTGTAAGAAAGAGCAGAGATTGAGAAGCCCAATCATAAGGAATAGAAAGTTCAGGATTGATAGAAGTGATAAAAGGATCACTTGCTCCACTGAGCTTCCATGTTTTTTTAAAGTTATGGCCGTAACCACAAGACAGTAGATAACCTTGCTCACTATCCTTAGCATAGGCTTCCCTCATTACAACCCAGATAGGGTTCTTCTCATCTCCATAATCTCGGATTATCATTTTCTAACCTTTACAATAATGGCCGGCTTTTCCTTTTTAGCTTCTTCTTCAGCAAGAATTCTTAATATTACAGAATAGACTGCTAAATCTGTAACAGTGTCAATAACAGTTTCATTAACAAGATAATCTTGCTTATGCCATAAAGCAGTCTTTAACCGCTTCGTCTTATCTGAAATCCGAACCAACACTCCAGCAGCGCCAAACTCGTTAAAGTTGGCTAAAGCTTCATCCCCTGGAGAATAATCATGATTTTTTATACTAGTAATTCGAAACATTTCTTCAGTTATTTCTTTGAAACGTTTTAAATAATCTTCTTTTGTCATTATGGCTCCTTTTTAAAAAGAGCTACGCTGTCCACACAACTGAGCGTAGCTCATCTCCTTGAGGCTTACAGTCATGGCGGCTGTAATGTGTGGGGAGATGCTTCGTAAGAATCCCATTACTTACGAAGCAAGCTTTAGCAGCTAAGCGGCTGCTTTATCTTTCCCAATCCAATTGGTAAGGTGCTTAACATCAGGAAATTTGGTAGCACAACCGTCAAGTCTGCATTTAATTTGACGGATTTTGTTACTTTCATTTCCCTGATATGTGCTAACTACAAGCTCCGCTTCACAAATCTTACCAAGAAGCGGACCTTTATACTGCATCTTTTCTACATTGTCCTTATCATTTGGATCAGGAACCCAGTCTCCCGGTAGACTCGCGTCAGGATTTAAAGGGAATCCAAAACCATGCGCGAAGTCAACGTGTTGACGGTCAAATTTTGTATTCAAGTTCTCGTAAACTCTTGAGCCATTATATTCGGCCTTTGAGTTTACAACTTCGAACATTGGATTAAAATTGACACTGTCTTTCTTTGTGGACAATTTAGGTCTAAAGCCGATTAGCTTTAGCTGATACCATCCAGCGGGGACTGGTTTTGGAGCCTTAATACGTTCTGGATCTGCGGACATTTTTGGTGACATTATTTACATCTCCGTAGTTTAACGAGTTCTCGCTCTATTTTCGGCCGAGGCCGAATCTTTTAAGTATCTATGTCGGGATCATCCATAGATAATACAAACATAGCAATTTTCTGCAAAGCGTCGGCTAGTTTCTCGCGGCTTTTATCATCTGCGAAGAGTTTATTAGGAACAAGAATCTCCATCGAAGTAAAATCAGCAATGTTGTCACGAACGCAAAGTTTAACTCCGTATTCAGTTTCGATTATATTTTTGTAGAGTTCCATATTTGCTTTTAATTCTGTCGAAGAAAACTTTTTAATCTCTTGCCATAATCCAAAAAGTTGTTCTGCCCATTTTCGATTACTAGGGTGAACAAATATTTGTGTTGGCTTTATCAATCCTGCTGGAAAAGCTAGATTAAACTTATCTATAGCATCCAGTAAATTTTTATAAGTTAACGCCGTATTATCAACTCTTGCATTTACATTACTTGCAGTTGCACCATTTAATAAGCCAAAATCGTTCGGTTTTTTCTTCTTAGCCAATTACTTACCTTCGCTTACAGCTTTCAAATGTTTTTCTATCATTTCTTCGATATTGGGATTCTCGATTCCAGATATGTGTAAAGCTGTTGCGGCGTTAAAACGCCAGTCTTGTTTTGTTTGGACTTTAAAACTACCATCCGTATCAATAAACGTTCGCCATGTTTCATTGAACTTTGGAAGTAGCATTGCAAGGTTTTGCGGATCGACGGTGAGTTTATCAGTATATACTGTTTCTTCTTTGGTGCTTTTTTGTTTATCTTTTTCATTTTTAATATGGAACGTGACGTAAATATCTATATCCAAGGCGAATAGCCTTGCTAGTAAAGTCTGTAACATTTTTTGCACTTCAACAACCGCATCCCATCCTTGTGCAATAGGATATTTTAAGTTGCCTACCTTGTAGGCTCTAAACATATTTGTATCTTTCATCATTTGATTTTCTGCGAGCTGGCGTAAAAATGTCATGCTATCAAGAGCAAAACTCTTAAATGGTAACTTTCCTTCTTTCTTAAGCCATTCAAAAGTGGCAATATCTCCTTCAAGAGCGTTCCATCCATTAGGAGTCATAGCGTCTGGATCAAGATACTGCTTGATTACTGTATCTTTAGCACCAGCTATCGACTCTTGTCGATCATCGAAATCACAATGAAATAGTGGCTTTCTTGCTGTATCTGCGATTAGTTTACTCTTTCCGGATTTTGGTTCACCTACGATAGCCGCTTTAATGCGGTCCACTTTCGTGATGTCGGACGCATTTTTAGTCCCTTGTACATAAGTAAGGAACTCATCAAGATTATAACTTTTAACTCCGTGATTGTCGGTTGCCATGATTTTTGTCCTCTTTTTATTCTATCCAAATAACCATTCTTGGAAATCATTTTCAAAGTATTGTTCATTTAATTCATATTTTGTTTCTTTTAAATAATCTTCTGCATGTTTATCTACAGAGTTTAAATATTCGACTTTTTTATAATCTAAATATTTAGTAATTGCTGCTTCTGCTATTTTCAACATTTCTTCTTTAGTTATAATCATTCTTGCACCTCAGTAGGTTCCGCCGCTACTGCATTCATTACATCGTCTCTGACGATTAAACTTTCTTCTGGACGATTGGGATTCCAAGCTTCAGTAATATGATAGAACTGTTCAATGGCATGAGGCCAATATTCTGAATCTTGTCTGTGTATTTCTCGATATTCGCATTGGCGGCCATAGATGTTAGAACACGCGTGCGTGGACCACTCGGGATTTTTATCTTGGAATAGCAACTCCGCTACGCGCTTAAAACTAGAAAGCTGTCTAGCAGCAAAATCATCTAGCTGTCTTGGAGTCTTATCAATCCTAGAACCTTTAAAACGAGGCCGCAATATTTTGGTCTTTCTTTCCACCGAAGGTGCTTTTCCTTGTATATGAAATACCCAACCTGCCATGCAGGGTTTATTATAAC